AACTCTGCCCTCTACTATATTCGAGTCGTCAATGATGTCACGATCGAGTTGCATCTCTCGCGCCTGGATGCGCGGACGGGTCAGTCGCCCGTGGTCGTAACGAGCCTCGGAACGTCCTATGGGTTCTCGCTATCCGATCGCCGTGATGTCAACGCGCGCACCAAGTTTCTCTCCGGATCCGCGCTCACGATTGAGGACTACAGTCAGGTCGTGTTTGAGGCGACGACCATGCCCGAGGGTCTCGCGGAAGAGACTCCCTACTTTATTCGTCGCGAGGATTCCACCTCCTTCATCATTTTTGCCAGTCAGGCGCTCGCCGAGTCTGGTGACACGCCGATCAACGTGTCGTCTGCTGGAGCCAATGTCGTGGCGCGCTCGCTCTTCTCCCTCAACCCGTTCACGACTCTCACGTTCTCGGTCAATCACAACATGACCACTGGGGACTCGGTCACGGCTCGCAACGCCGGCGGACAGCTTCCCGCTCCTCTGGTTGAGGGAGTCGCCTACTACGTTCGGTCGGTCGACTCGCAGACTCTGACGCTGCACTCCACCGTATCAGACGCACTGGCGGGAATCAACGCGATCGTGCTCACGACCACCGGCTCTGGCACGAACAGCCTGGTGAAGCTCATTCCGGCCACGGCCCTCACGGGATCCGCGAGTAACATCTCCGCCCCCGGCCACGGCCTCGATCAGCCGTCTGGATCGGGAGCGACTGCGACCGTCACGAGAGCTGGCACGGCGGTCGGCTCGTTCAACGTCACGAATGGCGGAAGCGGATACCTCGTGCCCCCCATCGTGCGAATCACGGGCGGTGCTGGAACAGGAGCGAGCGGAACCGCGGTTCTCACGGGCGGCGTGGTCACGTCAATCACGGTCACGGCCGGCGGAACGGGATACACCTCTGACCCGACCGTGACGCTCGTTCCGGCCTCTGGATCTTTTGTGCAATTTTCGACGACTGGAACGCTGCCTGAGCCGATCACCCAGTCGACCGTCTACCGCTCTGAGTCGCCGATGACTGTGGACACCTTCACGCTGACCAACGCAAACGGCGTGGATCCGATCAACATCACGTCGCTTGGTTCGGGTTCGCTGTTTCTGAATGTCAGTCGTGCGTTTGGCGTCGGATTCAACGCGAGCTGGGTGATGGAGACGGCCGGCAAGTCCACTGGAGATGCCGTGCGGCTGTTCGTTCAGAATGGCGTTCTTCCCATCACGTCGCCCTCGGTCGACGACACGACCACCTACTACATTCGGATCGTTTCCGACGGGATCATCGAGCTCTATGACTCCGAGGTGAATGCCCTCGCGGCGCCGTCCACAACGGGACGCATCGCGGTCACGTCTCTCGGGTCTGGATCGCTCTTCGCCACGACCGACATCGCGGTCACCGTGGTTCCCCGTGACAGCTTTCTTGACCTTGAGTTTTCTGGATACCTCGCCAATCTCACCCGTGTGCAGTTTGAGACCGACGGTACCCTGCCGGCTCCTCTCACGACCGGAACGGACTATCTCGCCTCGATCGACTCGCAGGGACGATTCTCGGTCCTCGAAGAGGATGGAACTCCGGTGGTCATAACTGACGTCGGAGATGGGCTCCATGAGCTCGTGATTGAGCGCGAGCTGACGATCAATCCGGCGACCTCTCTGGCGATTCCGGGACACCAGTTCACTGATGGCGACGCCGTCACGCTGACCACTGATGGCGCCCTCCCGGCCCCTCTGGCTCTCCTGACCACCTACTATGTCCGTTCCATTGGCGTGGATGCCGTGGAGCTCTACGCCCAGGCCTCTCAGGCGACGAATTCGCCGTCGGTGACTGGTCGAATAACCTACACGAACATTGGATCGGGTGTCAACAAGACGGTGCAGGAACTTCCCGCGATCTTGGTCAAGGAGGTCACCAACATCGAGAAACCGGTCACTGTGGACTTCGTGGCGCTCTACGCGTGGGACGAGGGAAACTCAGACTCGCTCACGCTACTCGCTGACATGCATCCAAATGAGACCAACCCAAGGTACCGTCGCATCAGGGTCGGTCGCGAGTGCGCCAGCGTTCGCATGAAGTACCGCAAGAAGTCCATCAAGATCTCGAGCGAGCGCGACTTCATCAATCTTGACAGCCGCATGGCGGTCGTGATGATGGTGAAGAGCCAGGATCTTCTGCGCAAGAACTTCTTCGATGAGTCGGAACGTTACCGCATGTCCGCCATTGAGTATCTCAACAAGCGCAATCGTGCGATCGACGGACCTCGAACTCCAACGATCCAGATGAACGCCGACGTGACAACCGTCCCATGGGACGTGATGATTGACTGATGAAGGCGCCCTCGATCACCTCAGGACAGGCCGTCAAGGTCGACGCCGGGTGGGTGTATGGGATGAATACCCTGCGCCACCCGTGGCTTCTTCGTGAAGATCAATATCGTCGTGCCACCAATGTGATGAACCGCGGCGGTGTGGTTCAGACTCGTTCGGGCTACGCGATGCGACTCGTTCTTCCCGCCGGAAATCTTCAAGGACTCGTATATTTTCGCCGTAACAAGCGCGACACGAATGACATCGTCGTTCCCGAGGTCGACTATCTGGTGGCGGCGGTGAATGGCAAGATCTATGCGTGCCCGTTTCCTCTGCGACAGCCGCGCGACTGGAATGAGTTTCGGGTTCCAGGCCTCGACTTTGATCCGAACATCAGTCAGATCCACATGGTCATGGCCGAGAAGACCGTGGCTCTTCTGCCTGATGACACGCTGCGGATTGTGCCCAGCTACAACGTTCTCATGATTCAGGACGGCATTAACCGCGCCGGATACTGGGACGGATTCGAGAGTCGCCATCTTGACGAGACCTCGCCCGCCCTCGAGACCCCGATCGGCACGTGGATGGCATTCTCAGGCGGTCGCCTGTGGGTGGCGCGCGGACGTCTCGTTCTCGCCTCCGACCTGTATGATCCCCTCAAATTCTCTGAGCGCGTTGAGGGCGAGGGACGCGGTGACTTCTCATTTCCTCGCGAGGTGACGGGACTCGCGGCATTCATCGGCGACCAGCGGCAGGAGATTGTCACGGTCTTCACGAAGGAGCGCAGCGAGATTCTACAGTCCGGCGTGCGTGATCGCTCAAAATGGTCGACCACGTCAAATTTTCAATCAGTTCTCTTCCCATCTGTGGGCTGTGTTGCGGGGCGCAGCATCACCTATCAGTCGGGTCTCATGTGGTGGTATGGTCTCGGCGGTCTCGTCTCCTCTGACACGGCGGCGACCACCTATCTGACGAGCCAGGTGAATTTCAGAGATGCTGAGATGGCGTTCTCCAAGCAGTATCTCGCCGACGATCAGTCTGGCATCTGTGGCGTGAGCTTTGAGAACTATCTGCTCATGTCCATGCCGATTCGCCAGAACCTGAACAGCGAGACCTTCGTGCTCGACTATTCGTCTGTTTCCGAGTTGAGCGGGGGAACCGATCGCATTCCTGCGTGGTCGTCTGTGTGGACTGGCATTCGTCCCGTACAGTGGGCGTCTGCCTTCGTTGGAAACCGCAACCGTGTGTTTGCCGCGTCGGTCGACTACGTTTCCCTCTCTTCAGGCTCACACAACCACGTGTGGGAGGCGTTCATGCCGGAGCGCGAGGATTCGTTCTTCACGCTCGATGATGACTTCACGACCGTGGAATACCGTCAACCGATCTTCTGTGAGATGGAGACACGACTTCTTGGCGATGGCCTTGATCTCAAGCGACTTCGCTACGCCGAGATTGATGTGCGTGAGATCTCTGGGTTTCCGCAGTTTCAGGCCTCCTACCGAGGAACGCGCGGGATGTACAAGCAGATCTTGTGCCGGTCTCTCAAGGCGCCGACGGACTACGAAAATCTCGGGTCATCTGCCGCGATCGCGGAATCTGCCGAGCTTGGCGACCTCAGAAAGCAGAGTCGTCGTCTTCGTACTGAGGAGGCGGATCCATCGGTCGGATGTCCAACCTGCGAGAATCCGCACTCTGAGAATATCGACAAGGCGTTCTCGCTTCTTCTGCGCTGGTGCGGTCAGCTGGCCGTGGAGTCAATCAGAGTCTTCATTGATCCAGAGCCCGAACGATCGGGCGGAGAGTGCGTGGATAATGAGCGTGAGATCTGCGTTGTCGATGAGACCGGACAGAATCACCTGTTCGAGCAGGATGCCGATTTTATTCCGACTGAGGACCTCTTTGAGAGCTCGCGTGACGTGACTCGTTGGTCATCGGTCCAGTCGGCGTCCTTCACATCTGAGTGCCCAGGAGGATCTCCGGCCCCGATCACCGCGACGGCCGAGGCCGAGTACGTCTCGTCGGTCTCGCAGGAGGACGCCGACACCAACGCGCTGGCCGCGGCCGAGGACGCCGCAGAACGAGCCGCACTCGCCGCACGAGACCTTGACCCCTGCTGATCATGCCAAGCATATCTGACTCCCTCGATTTTCAGCGCACGCCGCCCAATGCGTTCGTGAGTCCGTTCTCGGATCGGTCTCCCGCAGTCTTTTACTCGTCGATCACGGTTCCAGGATCAGCGGCATCCAAGGGGCGCTGTCTCACCTGTGCCCTGCAGGATCTCTCGTCTGAGACCATTGAAGACATTCTCGAGCAGTTCGCTCAACCAATTCCGTCCACCTTCGTTCGCGAGGGTCTGAGAGCCTATCCAACCACAGAAGTCACATGAGTCGCATAAAATTCAGAGAGGTGTCGCGTTTCAGCGACGAGTTCACAAGGCTGCAGGGATTCGCGAGGTCATTCGACCACGTCATCCAGCCCATGGCCAACGGTCGAGTGTTTGAGATCGCGCGCGGAGACATCACTGTCGGATATTCAGACGTTCTGTATGTCCCGGTCATTTTTCCCGCATTTCATCCTGGAGTGACCCGTCCGCGAGATGTCGTTGAGACCATCACCGGGTGGCGTCGCCACTGCGAGCTGTCCTCCGCCGGAGAGGGACTGATGGGAGTTCCGCTCGCCGAGGAGCGCAAGACCTTTCCAGTTGAAATGCTCGAGGGACAGGGATTTGTCCGCATGAAAAGAGAGATTTACGCACTGCCCGCCGAGGGCTAAATTTTATATCATTATGGGAGGATCAGGACCAGCCGTTGCAAGTTACAACCCCGGATACGAGAGGAATCTCTTCCGGGCGATGCGTCTTTCTGGTGGAAACACCAACGCCCTGATCAACTCGACCCCAGAGCTTCGCTCGGTCGACATCCGCGCCCTCCAGAATATGGCGCGCGATGAGGCGCTTCTCAACGCTCTAAATTCTCGCTCGGTGGAGGCACGGGTCTCTCCTGACGTCCTTGCGATCCGTGATGAACTTCCCCGCCAGCTGTCTGCTGATCTCGAGGGAGGACCAAGCCAGCGACTATCCAATCAGTGGCTTCGCCAGGGACTCTCCGATACGATCGCGACCGGGGCGATGACCGACTCTGGGTTCGCCCGCTCCGCGGTGGCTGATGCCACTCGTCAGAGTTACTTTGCCGACCGCGATCGTCAGCAGGCCAAGGCGGCGGCGTTTCTCGGTGAGAATCCCGCCCCGGTCGCCGGACTCGACCCCGGCGCCCTCGCCTCGGCCTCTCAGCAGGCGCGGACCGCGAACGCCGATGCGCGCGACGCCTGGAAGATGGCGATCATGAACTCTCGTGCGGGTGACGCCGCCAATTGGATGGGGGCCCTTCAACAGGGAGGTCAGATGGCCGCGAGTCGCGCCACGGATATTGCCTCAGCGGTCAACGCCGCCCGTGGATCCAATCAGGCATTTTGGGGAAATCTTGCCGGCTCTGGCATGCAGGCGGCCGGATCAATCGGCTCCGCCTATCTATCGAATCCCGGACAGTCACAGCCTCGTCGAGTCGGTGGAACCGGAAGCCAGCTCGGAAATGCCGGTGCGGGTGCCCTCTCAGGTGCCGCCACGGGAGCCACTCTCGGATCAGTCGTGCCCGTCTACGGAACTGCCATCGGGGGTGCCCTGGGGGGAATCCTCGGGGGACTCGGAGGATACTACTCTTAACTCAAAATTACAAGCACTATGGGAGGATCATCAGCACCAGCCGGACCTAGCCGTCAGGAACTCAAGTCTCAAGAGAACCGATGGAAAAAGGAACTCCAGTTTCAGGAACAAATGCAGCGCGATCAGATGGCGATGCAGGAGCGCATGCTTCGCGAACAGCGTGAGCGTGAGGCCGCTGAGCAGGCTCGCCAGGAGCAACTCCGTGCTGATGAGCTTCGCGTCAAGCAGGAAGAGGAGGCCAAGCGCAAGGCCGATGCCGCCGCTCAGTCCGCGGCTCAACAGGCGTCTGGTGCCGCCGCGGGATCTGGCGCGCTCTCGACCGCCAAACTCGCGGCCGCCGCTCAGTCGGCACCAGGACTCTCTCCCTATAAGGCCGCCCTTGACACTGCGAGCCGCGCCGGGAATGCCTTCTATTCGCCCGGTGAAATGAAACTTGGAGGGAGCTGATCATGGTTCAGACCGCAGGATTTGGATTTCAACCCGGGACCGTGTCATCTGGCATGGAGTCTCGGATTGCGTTGTCCGGTGGACAGGTCGCTCCTCTTCGCTTTGTCGACGGGGCGTCGCTTGTTCCGCGTAGCAATCCGGAACTGTGGATGAGCGGACGACTGCAGGGAATTCAGGGACTGGCGTCTGGAATCGCCGGAGCGGGTCAGGCGATTGGCTCTGGACTCGAGCGCCGAACTCAGCGAAAGATCGAGGATCGGCGGTTCATGACCGACGTCGCCCTCAAGCAGGAGGATCAGCGTCTGCGTGGTGTGGCCCTTGAACTCGCCGCCAATGATCCAGTTGACGCCGCAAGAATCGAGCTGCTTGGCGAACAGACCCGTGGACAGCGTCTGAAGAATCGGAGGGGAAGCGCCTCATGGAATCCCATGGCACCGTTGTCTCAGTTGGAGTCTCCCGTGCCTGATGACATGCCCGAAGACGCCGGAACTGGAATTGATCCGTTCGTCGCCGACGTCACGCAGATTGACGTGACAGAGACCCCTCCGCTCGCAACTCCTCCCGAGTCTGATCCGACTGGCTGGGTCGATCAGGGCGGCGGAATCTTCAGCAAGGTGATTCTCGATCCGAGTGGCAATCCGTCCCGGCAGGTTCTCGCGATGCCCGATCCCGCCGATCCCTCCCGTCCCAAGGTCATTCAGACGATCGACCTCGCCAAGCAGGAGAAGGATGGGAAGGGCGAGTCTCTATTGCAGGAGCAGATGAAGGTCGTGTCGAACATAAAGTCGGCGGAATTCACTCTCGGCGAGATTGAGAATAAACTCGCTCAGATCGCCGCCCGTGGTCCCGTGACTGGTCGTGCTCGTGCCGCCAATCCCTACGACGTCGAGGCACAGTCGCTCGAGAACATGGTCAACAGTCTCGTTCCTGGTCTCGCGCGTGGTGTGTTCGGAGAGGTTGGTGTGCTGACTGACAAGGACGTCGACCGCTACAAGAAGATGATCCCGAACATCAAGACTGATCCGGGAGTGGCGCGCAAGATCGTTGAGGAGCTTCGCAAGAAGCTTGACGCATCTCTCAAGACCAACCTCGATGTGTGGCAGGCCAGCGGATATGATGTCGAGGGACTTCGTGACACCTTCAAGGTCGAGAAGTCCTCGCCCGAGTCCGCCTCTGTCCTCGTGTCCTCTGAGGCCGAGTGGAGGGCGCTCGCCCCGGGAACTCGCTATCGCACCCCCGCAGGAAAAGAGGGTGTAAAGAAGTGATCCCGCGCGCCATGATCTTGGGTCATGGCACTTCCGATCATATCGCCCCTGCTCGACAACTTCACGCGAGCCACATCGACACCTCCCGCTGAGCCCGTTCAGCCATCCTGGGAACCGCCCGAGGACGAGGTCATTCAGTCTGGATTCGAGCCGCCCGAGGATGAGGTCAGGGCGGCCGCGGAACTCGACACGAATCCCGCGTCACTCAAGGAGCGGAAGGCGCGCGGCGAGGCGCTGACCAACAAGCAGCTCGAGATCCTCTTTGAATTCGAGCGCGGTCGCTCTGCATCTGATCGCGCGGCCGGGGTCTTGAGTGCCGTTGGTCCGGCTCTGGTTGAGACGGGCGGATCCATTCTGTCCGGTGCAAAAGACGTCCTGACCAAGGGGATTCTTGATCCGATCGCGACTGGTGCGGCGGTCGCCATGAATCCCAGTGATGAGACTAGTGCCAATCTCGCCGAGGCGAAGGATGAGGCCGGGAACGTCTGGCGCTCGTTTGGCTCTGGCGTAGTTCAGGCGGGTGAAGACATCGGCAACATTGCCGCCAAGACCGCGATCGGGGGGACTCCCATCACCGACATCACCAAGGAGGCTCTGGGTCTTCAGTCACGCGAACAGTCGCTCGAGAACTTCAGGAATCGTGCCGACTATGACGTCGCGCGCACCGCGAGTCAGGAGCAGAATCCCGACCGCTTGGCGACGGGCCTCGCCAACCTGTCTGAGGGAGGATTGTTTGGAGACGGCCAGAGGATGCTGCCGAAGCAGTTCAGTCAAGATCTCGCCGCGGAGTTTCGTGCGAGGGCACTGTCCGAGGTCAATCAGGGGGTATCTGACTTTGCAGACTTCATGGCGCCCGGTCTTGGTGAGGCGGCGTTGACCGCGGTTCCTCGTGCGGCCAGCCGCATGGCGACTCGCGTTGGCGGTGAGGCGGCACTTCGTGGCGTCACTCAGGTGGCCGCCCCGATCATGGAGAAGACTGGAGGCGCCCTGCTGTGGTCCACAGACGCGCTCGGACGGGCCGGCAAGAAGTTCTCTGACGTTCTCACGGGCGACCCCGACGCGTTGTTCCGCCACATCACTGATCCCATCAAGCCATTCACCTACGTGCCAGGTCAGGTCCTCAAGAAGACCGGCGAGGCCGGCAGGGCAATTGGACGCCAGGTCGAGGGAGTCGGTGGAATGGCGGGACGCCGCGGAGTCATCGAACGAGCCGGCATGGATCCTCGCTCTCCCGAGTGGATTCGTCGCGCGGTCGGCTCTGCCGTGTCTGAGCGCGCCGCCAAGAGGGCCGAACAGGCGGGTGCCGAGGTGATCAATCGCGGTGGTCTGATGCGTGCGCGTTTCGCCGACTCTGCCCTGAAGACTGGCGGATATTACACGGCCGAGGGAATCAACGGTGCCGCGGTGCAACTCGCCCTCGGGCTTCCCGACGCAGAGACCCCAGAGGCGGTCGGCCAGATGATCGGATCGGGTGCCGCGATCGGTGGCATCTCTGCGTCCACTCCGGGTGCCATTCAGGCCAACGCCGCGACACAGCGTCGATTCGCCGAGGACGCCGACATCGCCCGCGCCATGCGAGACGCCGGTCCTGAGGTCGAACAGAATCTCGACGCCCTGTCCGATCCAACCGCCGTGGCGGCGTCTCTGCGCGAGCGCGCCAACGAGCTTGAGACCGAGATCACGACCACCTTTGCCAACCCTGAACTGCGGTCTCGTGGAGAACAACTTCGGGCACTTCAGCAGAAGCTGCGTGACGACGCCGATCAGATTGAGCAGACCGATCCCAAGACTCGCGATGAGATGGCGCGCCTCACGAAGCTCGCGTGGGTGGACAACGTCGATCTCCTGCGCAATGCCATTCGTGGCGCGGGGTCCGAGTCCTCTGGCGACGTGGACGTCCGCATCATGTCGGGCGCACAGATTCGTGACTACGTCAACAACATGTTCCGTCCTCAGGTCGAGGAGGCGCAGGGCGTCATCGACGAGCTGTCTGCCAAGGAGCGGCTGAGCCCGAGCGAGCAGGAGACCCTGGCGCGGGCCAATCAGACCATTCAGAATGTCGCGGCACGAGCCAACACCTACTCGCAACAGCGCGGATTTGCCATTAGCGAGTCTGACCATCCGATTCGTGGGATGGCGGTGGTGGTCAATGCGGATACCGTGGGAATGCTGCGAGGCACCCCGATCGACAACGTCCTTGGCCATGAGTTGTTCCACGCCGCCAAGAAACTCCCCGAGGTCCAGGAGATCTTGCGTCCCATCGAGCAGATTCTTCTTGATCAATATGTGACCGATCAGACGACCGGTGAGCTCGTCAAGGTCTCTGACGGGATGTACACCAACGAGATGGCCGATGAGGATTTCGCGAAGTACGTCTCGCTCATCGGCGGCGAGTCCGCTCGTGAGGCGTTCATCGGCCAGTTCGAGGACATTGAGGCGCGGCGCGACTACATGCGAGAGGAGCGGATGGCTGAGTTGTTTGGTCTCTCCGCCAATCCCGGTCAACTGCGCTCCACCCTCGACTCTCCCATGCAGTCCGTGCTCGACTGGGCGCGCGTCTCCATGGACAACTCGATCGTTGGCAAGACCGCGAGTCTGCTGTCTCGCATGGGAGTGGGTCTCGCTCCCGGAGGTCGCGTCTCCTCAGTCCTCGAGAATCGCCTCGATGATCGCTCGCTCGCGGCCATTCGTCAGTTCCAGCGTGCCCTCCGCGACTACAACGGAAACATGATCTTCTTGGCCTCTCAGAAGGGAGACGGTCCCGAGATCTCTGCGCCCGTGCTCGCCACCAACCGCTATCTGCAGAAGCGATATGACGGCACCGACCTCTTCGAGAATGAGATTGCCGCCACGGCGGTCGACGCCGAGGGCAACCAGCTCGCCGAGACCATCCTGCCAGAGGACACCGACGCCGTGTCTGGGAAGTGGGTCGTGCGTGGTGGAAAGTTGTATGACTCCGCGACCGGGGCACTCGCCATTCAGCCCCTCGGTCTCGACGTCGCCGCGATGCCCGATGGAACTCAGATCAACGTTGGGTCTCGCATCGCCCGCAATCCGGACGGGAGCGCGAAACTGATCTCCGCCAAGGAGGCTGAGGCACGTTCCCGTGACCGTGGCAAGATCATTCAGAGGGCTCTTAATGACGCCCCAGACGACGGGACCCCGAACCGTCTGCGTGACAACGGCAACGGATTCTACACCGGGACCATGACGCCCTCTCAGATTGAGGCGATTCGCGCACTCCCCGACCGCATCGTCCCGCCGCGTCTGAAGCAGAACACCATAATGATGAACCAGGCGCTCGGTCGTCGTGACGGCACGCGCTTTGTGATAGAATATCAACCGGCACTACGTGGAGGACGCTATCGGTCCATCGCCCCTCGCATTCGTGACGTCGTGCCCATTGGATTCCAATTCTCCAAGGCCGGCAACTTCTTGGCGGTCACCATCTCCGTGAGCCGACTGTTCGACAAGGTCAATCTCTGGAAGTCCAAGATGCCCAACCGCCTCAATCTGTGGAACCGTGATGAGAAGCGGTTCTTCAACGATGTGATGCGAGTCCTCGACAACCATCAGAACGGCATGCCCGGCGAGACCGGACTTGATCCCGATGCCAAGGTCGCCGTCGACAAGAAGAATATCATCAACGACTTCTTCAACCTGTTCGACAAGTCCACCCAGGATTCCAATCCCGATCGGACCAAGTTGCCGACTCGTCGCGGTCAGGACTCGCCCGATCGCACCATCATGTCGGCCCGCATGGACCGCATCAACGCCATCGAGGAGTCCTTCGCCGACAAGATGCCGATCGACTACGGGAAGATGAAGATCAACTTCATGCCGCAGAATAGGGATTCGGTTATCAAGGCTCTCCGTCAGTGGATAAAAAATAATGTAAAATACCCGGAGTCCGACTCTTTCACAAGGGGAAAAAGAGCGGCCACCAAAGCTTGGATGACTCCAGAAGGAAAGTGGATTGTGGTTGATGACCATATGGACATCATGCCGGGTCCTGACGACATTGTAGTCGGAGATGAAATTCAAGATATTGGCGTGGCTGAGCTTAATGAACTCGGATTTGTTCGAATTGAGCGGTGGGGCGCTCGGTTATTTGCTGAGCATCGAGGAATGACGGCAAAACAAAAGAAAGAGATTCAAGATACCGCCACTGAAAACCAGTGGGAGCTTGAATTTGATGACACACGCGGATTTGGCAGGGCCAGCTTCATGCCCGCCAATGAGTCTCCATGGGGATCTTTGGTCTTGCGGCAATCCGCGAGCAAGTCAAAGCCGCTGGAGTGGTTCGACTGGCTTGCAGTTCGGTACTACGGAAAATCGGGAATGGACATCTCGGAACAGCGGGCAATGGAAGATCCGACGAAAACCAGAGAAGAGCATTTCGCAGATTTGCGTGACGAATGGAAACGGGATGCCGAGTCTGGGCTCATCTTCGTGAAAGCCCCAAAGAAAAAGCGCATGGCCATGCGAAGTGCCTCGGTCAAAATCGGTGACCGGGTATTCGAGGGGCCCATCCATGCCGTTGCTTTTGAGGAGGCATGGAATGATCCAGATATGCGGGCAATGTTTAACGGAGACCGCGACGCGTTTGATGGCGCAATTCGCGCCGCGGATCTCATTGAGCTGGGCGACAGTGACACCGCTCAGTCGGAGAATCCTGAAATTTTCGATCGGCTGATGGACGGTGATCTTGAAATCTCTGTTGGGTTCGTTGGAGAAGATGGACAGCATCGAGGACGAATGGCATCCACCGAGGTGGTCAAGGGAGGGGCAAATCTTAATGAGCCTCTGTCGACCGAAAATCGTCCGCGAGTCAGTTTCATGCCAAATCGGTCATTATCTCTGGAAGACATGGTAGATATTCGCAAAGCGGCCGAGCAGGACATGCGCGCTAAATTCGGCAAAAAAGTGAACATGCTTGATGCACGTGGATGGTGGCTAGATCGCTCAGGAAATATAATTCCTGTGGCGGAGGATCACTTCTCGACGCTGCTCAACGGAGCATCGGGCGTCATGGATGACGATCTTCTTATGATTGCCGCCATGGATTCTGGGATGGTTCGTCTCACGACGGACATGGGTCTGGGCGGACCTGGAAAAGACATTCACGTCGAATCTAAGTCTGGGTTGTTGAAGCCGTCGCAAAAACGAGCCATCGAAAAAATAGCAGAGCACACTGGCGGAAAGGTGCTGTACGAAGACACGCGTGGAAACTTATGGGCTAGATTCATGCCCGACATCGCGAACGTCAACAAACTGCAAAAGGAGGTCTCGTCCGCGCTCGTGATTCGTGGCGTCACAGACCCCGCTGTGCGCGACTGGTTTCAAAAGAATTATGTCCGTGATTTTCTGCGTGCCTCTGAGGAGGACGTCGTCGAACAGGCTGAACTCGCGCCATATCGTCCGAGAAAATCCGATCCCGAGTGGCGTCGTAAGCCTGGAATGCTCGCATTCAAGCGTCTGACCAACCAAGAAAAGGATTGGATCGGGCACGTGGCCGACTATGCGATGTCGCTGTCTGAACGTGATCGCAAGAAGATGCTCAAGCAGACGCGCCCGGTCGTGGAACAAAAAGTTCGTGAATGGGATGAGCAACTTGCCAAAGACGCTGGATCCGCTGTTAAACACACTGCGGTTGGAACGGACATCGAGCCAGTATATGATTTCAAAAACGGATTTAAGGTTGTGCAACTTCTGAGCAAGGGAGCCTACGAAGACGAGGGAGACTCCATGGGACACTGCGTTGCGAACTATGACCCGAACAGCAAGTTTCAACAGATTTTATCGTTGCGCGGTCCAGACGGAAGACCGCACGCCACTATCGAGCTCGTGACGGATGTCAATGCGTGGGTGGATGAGAGCTCAACAGATCTCGCGTATGACTTTATTGAGATTCCTCCCAATGCTGATACCTATGAGCCCTCCGACGACGAGTTCGATAGCGCGAAGATCGACGCCTCGAACGCACTCTACGAAGATCTTGGAATTCCTGCGGGGATGGACGTCTCCGAAATACAGGTCGCCACACAGATAAAAGGAAAGGGAAATGCCGCTCCTGTTGAAAAATACGCAGGCATGCTTCGTGAATTTTTTATCGCAAATCCGCAGATACGAGTGGCGAAGACGGATGAAAAAAATCTTGGAGGATCTTGGGTTCCTCCTGGGATGCCGAAATTCATGCCCATGTCTAAGGGCCCAAGCCAGCGTCAGCTCGATCGTCGCCGAGAACGATTGCCAGAGCATTCGTTTGATATATCAACAAATCCAGAGGGATCTCAAGACATCACCGTGAAAAATGCAGATGGAGACCACGTTGGAAAGGCCGCCGTATTCTTCGACGTGGACGACGCTGGAAAGCCAATCGTGCTCGTGACTGGAACTGAGGTGCAGGAAGAATTCCGCGGACAGGGATATGGTGAGGCCTTGTATCGCGAGATCGCTAGAGCCGCGCAACGAGCTGGCGCAGAGCGCCTTGAGGCGACGATGCTCGGATCCGACTCCAAGCGCGTCAGAAAAAAACTGTTCCCATCAGACCTGACTCGTGTGACCGAGGATGGCTTTTCTTGGTGGGAGGGGCATAGTCAGATTGATCCCAACGCTCGCTTCATGCCCGCGGACCGATTCGGATTCTACTCCCGGCTCGCCAACGGATTCGAGTCACAGTCTCAGAAGAAGTTCACGAGGCAGCAGGCGTCCGCCCTGGCCAAGAAGTTCACCAACTCCGAGGAGCTCAAGTGGTCCGGATTCGACACCTGGCTGTCCGGACAGGGGGACTCCGTCACGCGAGACGAGATCCTGAGCTATCTCAACGGCGAGGGAAACTTTGAGATCGAGGAGGTGGTTCTTGGAAAGGAAAGCGCATTGCGCCCTCCAAGTTGGATGGATTCCGAGGCAGTGAGCGCCTTCGAGTTCTATGCCATGGAAAAAGCTCAAGAAGGAGAGGATATAGATCTGAACGCCGTGGCTGAGGAACTCGGGATTGACGATGGAAATGATCCGCGTCTGGATGAAACCCTAACGTGGCTGGAACAGCTGCGCGAGGCCAATGAGGGAAATGAAACCATCTCACAGGTCGAGCGGCCCGGTCCTCGCAACACCAACTGGACCCTCCCCGGCGGCGACAACCAGCGAGAACTGGTGCTGCGCGCCCCCGGGTTCGCCAACGCAAGCGACGCCCAGTCACAAGATATTCTCGAAAAGGCCCAAGACCTTGCGCGAGCGGCCGGCGACGTTCCATGGAGTCAGATGCCGAGCGAAAAGATCTCAGAGTATAAGCGTATGGCGAAAGTGGCGCTCGATCAAATCGAACGCGCCCGCTACCCCTTCCCATCCTCGGACATCACCCACTATTCCGACCTCAACGCCCTCGCCTGGGTCCGGATGAACGACCGTCTCGACGCCGATGGCGAACCCGGACTGTTCCTGGAAGAGATTCAGAGCAAGTACCATCAGGAGGGTCGGAGCAGGGGCTACCGCGACACCATGCAGACCGCCGTGTCGCCCTTCGGCACCATAGTCCCCGCCACACCTGATGAGGCCAAGAAGGTGCCTGACGCCCCCTTCAAGAAGGACTGGCCGCTCCAACTCTTCAAGCGCGCACTCCGTATCGCGGTGGCCGAGGGAAAACAGTGGATCGGATGGACGACTGGCGAGACGCAGGCGGACCGGTATGACTTGTCGAAACAACTGTCGAGAGTCGTTTCTGACACCACTGACGGCAAGACATACGCGATCACAGCCTACGGACCCAAGGGCGATCGGTTACTTTCGCAGAGTTATCCGGCGAGTAAACTTCATGAAGTTGTTGGAAAAGAATTGGCCGAGCGCATCATAAATGAAACTCCGCTGGATACTGGAAACGATGAGCGGAAAGAATTCACGGGTCTTGATCTCAAAGTCGGCGGCGAAGGAATGAAGGGCTTCTATGACAACATCCTCCCCAAAGAGATCGGGAAGTACGTGAGGCAGTGGGGCGGGGTCGTTGAGCTGAGCGAATTGGAAAGTCTGGAACCAGAGCGCGCGGCCTATCGAAAAGAGCGCGGACTTCCACCAGTTGAAGGAGACGTCGGAACAAAAATCCATCGAGTCGAGATCACTCCGGCCATGCGTGAGTCCATCCGGGCCGTCGGTCAGCCGAAGTTCATGCCAGCGGCAATCGACGGAAAATTCTACCATGGTCGCCGTGGAAAGAAGTTCAATTCCTTCGATGAGTCGGTCAAGAATCACTATGGCCAGTACCGCAGTGTCTCAATCGGCTATGTGACCCCAGATCCAGCGCAGGCTCAGCTTTTCGGGAATAGCGTCTTCGTGGATCACCTGAAAGACAGCAATATATTTAATCCAGGCGACAAGCTCGATGTCGCGAAGTTCAAAAAATCCCTGGAGCCTGTTCTCAAACGCGAACTGAAGAGAGACTATGACGTCTCCAAGCTGAACCGCAAGACTGATGAATTTGTGAGGCAGGCTCTCAGTAAGAATCTAGGATGGCATGCGACGCAGTACCATGCTGACGTGATTGAAGACGCCGGATTCAGCGGATTTATTGCCTGGGAAGGCGGGATCCCCACGATTGGACTATTTCCATCTAAGGTCTCCACTGACTTCAAACTCGCTGACAGCCCAATCTTTCAAGGTCAGGTGCGCGGAAAGGGAGTCAACTTTCCTCCTAAGCCGAAGTTCCTCCCCTCGATCACCTACCAGATCCCGTCTGGAAAAGACGCCAAGTCGCATCAGCAGACCATGGCCGACTTCTACTTGTTGTCCTATCTGTCGACGATGCCATTCGACAAGATGTTTCAGCGGTCGGATCCCGAGAACATCCGGGCCCTGCGTTCGGAACAGTACGTGGACGACCTTAAGAACGCGCAGGAGACCCTCTACGGCAATCTCAAGACGCGCATGCTCGACGCCGTCTACTTCGCGATGGCCGCCGAACTCCGCCACTTCTTGGAACGCGATCAGCCCAGGTCGCTCCTAGAGGATCCGTATGATGGTCCGTTCCTTCAGCAGTACAACAAGTACTACGCCGCCTACACGGCGAAGATCCCCTACACCCAGCGCAAGCCCAACACACCAGACGAGTTCAAGACCAGCAGCGAGGGCTATCAGCGCTCCTTCGAGGCGCTCGAGCGGGCCCGCGAGAAGGTCGGGTGGTCTCGAGCCCGAGTGGCCAATCTCGCCGAGCGCATGTTCCTCGAGGGTCGCTGGAGTTCGTCCTACGGCGGGAGGCCATGGGCCGGGATCGCCGAGGGATGGACGATGCTCAATCGCGCCAACACGCTGCCCGACAAGGCGGTCGCGATCGACCACGTGTACGACCTTCAGCACAACACGGACACTGTCTTCAACAAGATCAAGACCTTCTACGACTCCTCCAAGGCCTATCGGTGGATCAAGGAGATGCTCGACATGAAGGCCAATCTCAAAGACATCCGAGACCTCGTGCCGAGGGCGTCTGGGTCGCTTCGGAAGTTGGCCCGCATCGTGCTCAAGGACATCACCGGGACCTCCGAGATCAGCCGTGAGGACGAGGCCAAGATGCGCGAGAAGCGGATGCGACGAGAGGCGGCGAGATCGAGCGCCATGTCCACCGGAGTTCAGAAACCAGACTGGGCCACCGCAAAGCTGTGGAAATCTATTCAGGATCTCGTTGACTCGTGGAATCCTGAATCGGGAATCATGACCTTATATTCGTCATTTGAACAAAGCATGACTGGAGGAACTCCGATCGAGTTGCTGAATGGGGGCGCCTTCAAGGATGTGCTCGACCGACTCGTCATCCAGAAGACGGCGCTTGCGAAGACCCAACCAAAATCCAATCCAAAGCTCGCCGACAACAAGACCTTCATCAATCTCGACGTCGAAGACGCCCAACAGGCGATCGAGACCGCATTTCCCAACCTGGTCGTGCACGACCTCTTTGGAGTCGGAGAGATCGACTACGTCGACGTCATGGGACACGACGCCGGAGCGACGGCTGGTGAGCCCTACAAACTCCGGTACTACAACGGAACTGACGTTTGGCGAGTCACTCATCCGAACACCACGGCCGCCATCGCCAAGAAGTACGCCAACATCCAGGAGGCGCTCGAATACGTGGACCAACAGATCAACGGGACCAAAAAGACTCCCGCGAAGCCGCAATCGAATGCCACTAAGAGCGCGGAGTCAAACGAGGCGTGGACTGAGAGTCGGGTGGCTGAGCTCACCAGCGTCTCAAAGATGGTTGGCAAGACCAAAGTATTTCAGATCCGCGCCACTGCCAACATTCCGTATCTGAAGGTTAAAAAAGGCGACCTCGGCGGCTTCGTCGAAAAGAAAGAAAACCTCTCCGGCAATGCATGGGTTTCCGGCGAAGCAGCGGTCTATGGCAATGCGCGGGTCTTCGGCGATGCGTGGGTCTCCGGCTATGCGCAGGTCTCTGGCAGCGCGCAGGTCTCTGGCAATGCGCTGGTATCTGGCAGCGCGCAGGTCTTCGACAACGCGCAGGTCTCCGGCTACGCGCAGGTCTACGGCAGCGCACGGGTCTCCGGCAGTGCGAAGGTCTATGACAAGGCATGGGTCACTGGCAGCGCGCGGGTTTCCGGCAATGCGGTGGTCTTCGGCAGTGCGCGGATCTTCGGCAGTGCGCGGGTCAATGATAGTGCGCGGGTCCTCGACAATGCGCGGGTCTCTGGCAATGCGTGGGTCTATGGCCATGCGTGGGTCTACGACAATGCGCGGGTCTCTGGCAATGCGCAGGTCTCCGGTAATGCGCTGGTCTCCGGCAATGCGCAGGTCTCCGGCAATGCGCAGGTCTACGGCGTTGCGTGGGTCAACGGCGACACGCAGGTCTCCGGCGAAGCAGTGGTCTACGACAAGGCGCAGACCAAAAAGACTCCTGGCACAGGATTGCCTCCGTCAGAGGTCACCCCAGCCCAATCCCAGACTGAGGATCCCGGCTATGACGTGACGGTCGAGGATCTCATACCCCTGTTCACGGACGCCGTGTCTCCGGATGAGGCGGAGGACATGCTCGCCGCCGGGGTGCAGGTCGAAGATGAACACGGGAACACTTGGGAACTGAGTTACCAAATAGCAGACGATGATCGTGAGGATCAAATGAATCTCGTGCTGAAATTGAACGATAAGAAAATAAGCGACTTATTATTAGAGGTCGGAACTAACGCGCCGCTGCCAGAAGATATTGAATCCCAACTGAATGATGCATTTAGCTTGTCGAAGAAATCCATGTTCGGAGAAGACTGGAAAAAATACCTCAAGCCCAAGCCGTCCGTGGTTGATCCTGAATTTCACAATGCCGTGTTTGACACCATTGAGTCCTTCCTGCTCAGTCCCCATGTCAATAAAAAAGTCCCTGGAACTAACTACTGGCTTTCTGCCAAACGGGAAGCCGGTGGGATTAAGGTCTCGGCATATAGTGACAACAAGGATCCATACCACACCAGCGCCCCAAATAAGCATCTCGCCGCCGGCAAAATTGCGAAATGGATCGCAGCACAAGAAAAACCTAACGCGGCAGAAAAAACTCCCGCGAATCCCGCCGTCCTCCCCAATATCGGCGCGGCGTTCAAGTGGGCCTCCCAAAAAGTCGCGGACATAAAGGCGGGCGGGTCTCAGTCACCTGGAAATGCGCAGACCAAGATGGCGAAACCCACGGCTTCTAAAAAATCGAGCGGATACGGTCTAGAGGACGTGGATCTTAAAAAATTTGCCGATCTCCTCGTTGAAAGTGCCGGATCGGGAGGATGGAATCTTCTGGGACACCGATTCCAATTGGACACTTCGCTGACGGATCTGACCGTGCTCGACGGGAGCGGGAACGCGGTCGACGGATACACCCTGAGCGGCGATCCCGACACGGCGAGCACAGAAGTCGTGGAGGTTATAGAGAATTTTTTTGCGAAAAAGAACGGCGGATTGAAAGGTCCCGGACCAGGTCCCAAGTTTATGCCCGTTGACGAAGATGTTCCAAGAACATGGATTGGAAGAGCCGAACCCGATTCATCTCACAAGACCATGTGGGCGCGACTTGGAAAAAAACACCACTATGACTATGGAATGGGTGACGATGGCGATGAATCTGGTAATTGGAGACTAAATCCGGAGACCGGAATCGTGTTCTGGTGGGGTGATACTCCGAGCAAGAAGCAACAAGCGGAGGTCGAGAAGTTTTTGAAAAATCAAGGAATCGAAGTTGCCGGGCATGATTACATGGCCAAGTATGATCAGTACTCAGAGGACGTGCTCTCTAAGGCGGGATTCGGCAATAGCACCGCGGCCCCGGCTAAATTTCCACGTCGAGTTAAAGGAAAGATTAAGTATTCGCCGAACTCCCCGCTGTCCTCGGTCGCACCTCCGACTCGAGCCACCCCGTCCCCGAGAAACTCCCTCTCTGGCATCGGCGACGTGACGATGGACGGCGATCGACGCCCCAGACGGCCGCTCGACGATGTCGATGGTCTATAGAACGCCATTCTTTTGAACGGCGTCATGGCCAGAAATGATCGCGGGCCCGGATATGGCATTCCATACTCGGGCCCGCTCTGAATGAATCCTGGGTCAACCTCGCATCAGCGCCAGCAGGGCCATGAATTTCACGACCGCGATCAGGCCGATGAGGGCCCAGAATGTGTCTGCCTGCTCTGGGGTCGGGGTGGGGATTTTCATGGTCGTTCGTTCTTCCCAATCAAGAACTGCATGGCGGCGGAAAAACGTCGACGAGCTCCCTCGGATAGATGGCAGGCGTTGAGGCAGATGTGTTCTCCCTTCTCGGTCTTTGACAGGTGGGCACTGCATACGGGGCACTCCCACTTGGTCTGTCCCATCATTTGGAAGATACTTCCCTCAAAGTCTTTGTCCTCAGTTGCTGGTGTTCCCTGTATTGTTGGCGGTTCTTCGTTCATATTTTACTTGAGCTTAGTGGTGGCGTCAATGGAGGATCCGACCTGAAAGCCGGCGGAGTGGGCGCGTTCATCGTGACCGGCACGGCTGCGGCTCTTCTTGGTGACCAGTTTCATCCCACTCAGATGGGCGGCGATCGCCTCCTTCTTGTTGACGAGCACGATGGCGAAGCGGTCTTGCTCCTCCTTCTTGAACTGCCGCATGGCGGCCTGATGGCCATGGACCGACGACTTGATGAATCCATCGGCGACACCGCGGAAGAACGAATTGGCGGTGTGGGTGTTCCACGACCGGCCAGTCTCGCGGAGGTGACGGTTGAGGCCGAGGCGCATGGCGTCGTAGATCATTGGGAGAACGAGTCGCGCCATCTCGACGTCCTGCGGGGCGCCGATCAGGATGTAGGCGTGGCGGTATCCGCCGAACCTTCCGACCGACGAGTCCCACACGGCGGAATAGAGGACCTCGACCTCGAAGACCTTCTTGAGGACCGTGGGAATCCAGCGGTCTTCGTCGCGTTTCTTGCGGCCGGTGTTGATCTTCTCCTCGGTGACACCGACGGGGCGCTCGGTCGCCTCGCCGAGATCCATGGACTCAATTCCGTGGCGGGTCATCAGCTCCTTGGCCTTTGACATGGCGACCTCCATCTCATTCTGAGTGGCGCCGTTGGCCGGGTCGGCCATGCGCAGGAGATCGCGGATTTTCTTCGTTAGGTTTTCGTTGGGTGTGGTTGTGTTACTCATGACAGAGTAGACTCTATGAGGTAAACTTGGGGATGTAAACGGTTTTCTTCAAGAAAATTTGAGGGCCGTCTGGAGATGATCCGGGCGGCCCTCAGCACTCACGGTTTATTAGAAGGCGGTGATCACGTACTCGGCGAGGTCCTGCCAGTTCTCGGATCCACGGTGGCGGATCTCGCAGACCTTGAGGAAGGTGCGGATGTTCAGGTCGCCGATGTCTTCTTTGCAGCGGTCGAGCAGGGCGATGACCTCGTCTTTCTGGGAGGTGGTCATGTCGCGGCGGATGCTCGGAGCGATGTAGCGGATGCGCTCGATCTTCTCCTCAGGTGACATGCTGACGTCAACATAGAGGCATCGGCTGAGGACGGCCTGATCGAGTTCACCGAGGTGCAGGTTCGACACGAATATGATGCGGCCACGGAATTCAAACTGCCGTGGGATGTCAGGATCGGCGATGGCCGTCATCCAGCTGATGGTCCGCGTCTCATAGGAATCGAGGGCAGCCTTGAGGATGGAGACCGACGTGGGCACCTCCCAGACAGAGTCGCAGTCATCAAAGATGATCAGACGATCGCGATTCTCGTAGAGGAACTCGTACAGCGCGCGGCTCGTGATGAAGCCCTTGACGACGGCATAGTCGCCGACAGACATTCCGGACGTGCGTTCGCCCTCCTCATCGTCCTCGCCCGCGTCCTCAAGAATCTCGGAGGCGACGAGTCCAGAGGACTTGATGCGGTCCATGACTGTGTGGGTCTTGCCAAGACCACCGTCTCCCGTGACGATGACAGACTTGGATTCGCCAGAGATCACCATGTCAACCACCTGCTCGATGAACTCGAAACGGGTGTTGATGCCAAAGCGCGATGGGCGCGTTGCGATGGTGGACTTGCGGTTGTTCCCAGTGGTCGGGCGCGAGGCACCATTGCCATTCTGGAGTTTGCGGTAGAGGCGGGTGCCGTTGTGATCAACGATCGCCATCTGGTATTTGTCTGACCATCCTTGGTAGGTGGCATTGACAATCTCGCCCTGCACCTTGACAGTGACTGGGTCGCCGATATTGAGGTCCGGTGTATTCATGGCAATGATTTGATTGAAGCTTAGATGGCGGACTCAAGGGTCCAGTATTGATACCCGTGAATCTTGAGAACTTTTTCCTCTTTGCCATTGAGCGTCACGGTTCCAGCAATAAGCCGATTCGGCTGCTTGTGGATTTTTGTGACGGTGAGAATCGCTTCGTTTCCCTCGCGGTCTAAGACGATGCGCTGGTTGGTTTTTGTGGTTGTGGTATTCATGACAGAGGAGACTCTACGCGGTAACTGGCAGCTTGTAAATAAAAACTTTTAGAAAAAAAATTCAGGCCCGCCAGAATCATCTCCAGCGGGCCTGATCTTGTGGTTGAGTTCAGCTACTCAATCGAGAAGTTCTTGCGAAGCTTCTGGACGGCGGAGGTTCCACCGGCGAGCATCGCCTCGGCACCGGCCCAGAGACGACGGTTGACGACGGTCTCCATGGTGAAGGACGTCACGCCGCGGCTCTTGCGACCGGTGATGGTCCGAAGACCGCCACGGATGGTGTTCTCCTGGATCCGATTGAACACGATCCAGAGGTCATCGCCCTCGTCGCCGTCACGACGGACACCGAGCAGCTGACGTGCCTCAACAGGCACCTGAGATTCCCAGCCATTCCAACGAGCCTCACGGGCATAGTTGGCGAGGGTCGCCTGCTCGACCTTGGAGAGCTTACGCATCTTCATCTTGTCGACCAGCATGGCGGTCGAACCGAGCACGCGGGCGAGGTCCTCGATTGTCTTCTTGATCTGCGAGCCATCGAGACCGACGTGACGAACGCGCAGCTCGGAGGCAGGACCGCTCGGCAGGACCATGCCGTTGCTGCACACGAGCCGGTAGTAACCGGCCATGATGCGCAGACCCGACGTGCGGTCGTGGCTATTGACGAGCACGATGCGTGGGGTCTCGCCCTTGGCCTGCAGGGAGGCGAGTGCCTCCTCGTGGAACATCTCGATGGTGTGCATGCCGAACTCCTTGTTCGACTTCCGCGTCTTGGCAGACGTGGGGACGAATCCGGCACTCCGCAGGGAGGGCAGGATGTCGGCGGTCCGGACGAAGGAATACTTGTCGGACACGTCGGGATGGGCGCTGTCTGCAAAGGCCATGGGGACGAGCTGCTCGAGGGCAGAGTCCGACAGGGCGTGGGGAAGCTTGACGTTGTTGATCGGGGTTTCAGCGACCAGGGTCGCTCCAGCGTTTTGAGTTTGTTTGCTCATGACGAGGAGGACTGTTGCAAATAACTGGCAGTCTGTAAACAATTATTTTCAAGAATTTTTGGGGGCCAATTCCACACGGTAGATCTTGCGTCCACCGGTCCTGCGGTGAGTGACCCCGCGACCCTGCGCCTCGAGCTTGCCGAGTTGAATCCCGAGCCATCGCATTGAGTTGCGCCCGATGAGAGACTTCATGACGTCGTCGAGTAGGAGCTGCTGCATGAGATCAGTGGCGGTTCCCTCAAATGGAACGGGCTCTCGATTCTTGATGCGCGCCGTGATGAATGAGTGGAGGATCTCCTCGAGTACCGCGGCGTCTGTGCTCTCACCCGCCGCGAGTCGAAGGTCCGGATGGTGGTAGCTCTCAATTCCGTATCGCGTGCTGCCGATCAGCTCCTGCGGAATCTCGAACTCTCGCAGATACGCCGCAAAGAATGGGAGCTCCTTCGCGATGATCTGCCTCAGCTCATACTTGGGAGGAAACACCTTCTTGCGATCGGCCGCCTTGAACAGCATGATCTTGTCGAGGATCGAGGTGTCGAGATCGGGCAGGATGCGGAGAGACTCGGCGTCGAGGTTCCCCGTGATCATGACTCGCCCCGCCCACTCCACCATCGTGCCGTCATTGAACATGGCGCGGTATTCAAACGTCGTGTTGGCCGTGATCTTCTTGAGCATGCTCGAGAACTTCTTGTGCTCGGATGGAGAGTCGCCGGGCGTCGCGTCGTCGATCGTCCATAGACCACAGTGGAAGAGATTCTTGTTAAACTGTGACTCGCCAAGCAGAAACTTGCTCGCGTCCATGTGACCCCCGCAGAGGGCCGAGACGATGAGATTGGAGAGCAGCGTCTTCCCCTGTCCGGCCGGTCCCGCGATGAACACGGCGTGACCCTGGTAGGGAGTCCCGTCGAGAGCACCCTCGTAAAATCGCTTGAGCCACGCGAGCAGGGTGATGAGCTGATCCTCAGGATCGAAGAACTCCTCGAAGAACTGCGCGAGCCACGGGAAGCGTTCGCCCCAGTCGAGCACCTTGTCGGCGGGTCTCAACGGAACTACGCGCGCCGTGTTGAGCACGCGGTTTCCCATGAACTCAATCATGCCGGGCGGGAGATAGAGAAACGGGGCAGACCCAGATACTCGACGATGTTGGTCGATCACGTGAAGTGCGTGCTCCACCTCAGAGAACGTCGCGTTCTTCTCACGCTCGGCGGAGAGTCCCTGCTCGACCTTCAGCCAGCGCGCCATCTCCTTCTCGGCCCGCGCCTCCCACTTGCCATCGGCCGACTGATACCAGTAGCGCATTCCGTCATACCACACGCCATCGATGATCTCAGACAGCCGCGTCGTCATGAACTGCTCGACGAACGCGCGACCGAAGATCTCGGCCCATGGCACGAATCCCTTGGGACCCGTGAAACACTGCATGCCAGTCGGTCGAACAATCGCGGCGGTCTCATTGTCTGCCGTGGGGTCCCAGAAGCGAAGACCGCGTGACCCCATCTCGAATGGACCCGTCCAGCGTCTGGGGAACTTCTTCTCGAGCTCATCGCGTACTGCCTCGAGCGGGATCTCCTCGCCGGTCCACTTGACCGCCTCGGATGACTTGAGCATCCAGCCCTCGACCAGCGCGGCCGACAGAGGAACAGAGCCATCCACGTGGATCCACTCGCGACCGACGTCATAGTAGATCGAGGGGTTGAGAAACGCGTCCTCAAAGTCGAACCCGGGCAACAGCGCCTTGAGGTTCATTGACTTCGCGGCCATGCGCAGGCACTTGGTCAGGATCGCCTGTGATGCCACGAGGACCGGTCGATCGAGGGTCCACACTAGCCTGGTGCCGCCAGATGGCGTCGTGTGCACCCACTCTGGAGCGGACGACCCCGTGCGCTCAAGCATGTTCTCAAGATCAGACTCCTTGGCCTCATAGTCGTAGTCGGCCACCACCGCGATGATCGAGTGAATCGGGTTAGACTCGCGATTGACTCGCAGACCCGGGATCACTCCGACCGCCGGACAGTAGAGCAGATGCTGCGTCGTGTCCTGGGCGAGCCATCCCTTGTAGAGTTTCTTTGACTTGAACTGCGGGACACGCGGTCGGAACTCAGAGGGCGCGAACAGGAACGTGTCCTGCGACTCCAGATTCGCGATACAGGGAAACTCGATCATGATGCCTGAAAGACGTCAAGGATTGATGCGGCGAACGTCCTGAGCTCCTCGCTGGTGACTCCCATCGCGTTCGGATGACGGCAGGCGAAGACCTTCAGCCTGGGATCTCGCATGAGCCCGAGTTCCTCGGCGCCGTTGAGCGCGGAGAGCCCCATCAGCCCGACCACCCGTGGACGACACGCATGAATGACGTGCGCCATGTGCCCGGCGTCGTACGGCTCAGCGGCACGGTGATCACCGATCCCAGGAATGGGAGTCGCGTTGTCCCAGTGGATGCGGTTGAACCACACCTCTCCGAACGCCGCGAGAAGCCTTCGACCGGTGGCGGACTCGGACAGCACTCGACGACGGAACGCGAGGTCCTTGGCGTACAGTTTCATCGCAGACGCGCGGGTTCCATCTGGGAACCAGGCATTCTGGAGAAACACGACGATGTCGTTGCGGCTCATTGCGCTCTGTCTACGAGACCATCACGTTCCGCCTCAATGAGCTCGTTCGCGACCTTGGCGGCGAGTTCGGCGACGGAGTCTCGGTCCACCAAATGATTGCAGTCCTTGTGACCAAGCTCCCCAGTGACAGACAGGACCGCCACGCAGATGAGCCGCTCTCGGTACTGGACCGCCATCAGGATGTGGGCCATGTCATGCTTGAGCGCGTGCAGCTGGAGATGCCGACGAACGTTCTCCTCGGTGATCAGTCCAGAGGACTCGACCTCCTTGAGACGGCGGATCGCCTGGGCGCCCGCGTACTCCATCAACTTCTTGACGAGCAGCCGCTGCAGGACCTCCCGATCAATCTCGGGACCGCTGAGTTGGGGATGGTCGCTCACCGCGCGAGTTCCTCCCAGAGTTCCGAGGAGCCCCACGGCCGCTCGATCTCCTCAAGGTCGGGATACTGGCACTCATAGCCGTCGACGTCCTCCTGGGTCCTGGCGGGACGAACCTCCCAGATGCAGTTGCGCGACTGACGCGGGAACATCGGAGCGAAGATCGTGGCCAGGTAGTTACTGTCGTAGTAGGAGCGCAGGGCAGTGAAGATCTCATGCTGCGCCGGGGTCAGGAGGTCCTTGTAGTCTTTGATTGACGCGAAGGTGCCGTGGACCGCGTCGATCATCCAGCCCTCGCGCTCGAACACGGAGCCAAGGACCTCGTGGCGCATCTCGTTCACGTGGTTGTCGGCGCAGGTCTTGACGTCCCAACAGGGGGTCGAGATGAACGCACGCCCGGTGGGCGACAGAAGCTCCATGAAGGTGTCGAGCATCCTGAGCATGTGGGCCGGCTCGACGTGCTCCAGGACCTCGAGACAGACCAAGACGTCACAGGTGCCCCGGTATTCGTTGACAAACTCGGGGTCACAGACGTCGGTCTTCTCGTAGGCCTCGAGCGGAAACTTGCCGGACGCGAACACCTCCATCGCCGAGTCGAGGATCGGACCGTGATCGACCGCCACGAATTTTTTCGGAATGTATCGGCTCGAGTAGAGCGTCTTCGCCATCGGAAGTTCACGACCACACCCCACGTCGATGATGGTGGACGTCTTGTAGAGTCCTCCCTCATTGAGACGACGGGCGATGTGGGAGAATCTCAAACAGTGGGCAACATAGTCCCGGTGAATAAATCCTCGCTGCTCGGCCTGGTCTATCGACAAGAATGTGTTATCGATTGTTTTTCCTCTTTTGTTTGCCATATTTATTTTTGGTTGTTGATGAGTTGATTCTTGAAGTTGGTGAAGAAGGGATGGATCGGCTCGCCCTCGATCTCGCCGATGCAGCATCCGAGCTCGTACTGAATACCGAGGCACGCATGCGTTCCGACTCTCGATCCGTCAAACTCGTGACTCTTGCTGAGGTCGAGATCGACCAGCCGATCGACGTCTTTTTGGTAGAGGTGCTGAGACCCCGCGTTGAGCTGCAGTGACCCGAGCCTGAGATCCATTCCGGCCTTAAGCTGTAGAAGGTCGAGCAATTGCCATGAGATCATTGAGAAGTTGAACACGTCATACGGCCATCCGAGCCAGACGTCGGAGGAGCGCATGGTGTCGATGCAGAACAGGCGTCCGTCGCGGATGAGCCACTGGACCGACAGGGTGCATGGGACGTCCCTGGTTGATGGTGGACATTCGCGCCAGATGTTGATGACCGCCTGACGCGAATCCGGGTCCCTGGACAGTGTCTCGACGACGTGACCCAATTGTGCCATGATCTTGGGACCATAGGCCCCGAAGAAGTGGAGACCTGTCGGCTCCTCGACGTCGGCGAACTTGACGATGTTCTTACAGTGGCGGCCGATCGACTCGGCGTCGCTGCGGCCAGAGAGAATCCACCATGCCTCGGCGGCCATGAAGCGGTAGCTGAGTTTCCGATCGACTGAGAGAACGACCGGGTGATTCATGTCAATGATGGTGGAATTCCCGAGTATTTCGAGGGTGGGAGTGCCTCGTGGATTTGAACGGCTGCCTCGAGCGAGCGTCTTCGTGACGAGGTCGAGCCACGCGTCGGTCGCCGTGCGGGCAAAAAAGGCATTCGATCTCATGAGATTATTCGGTTGGAATCTTGGTCGGTGGAACGTCGTAACCATTCTTCACCCGATGAAGAAGACTGGCGGCGGTCATGTCGTCTAGTTCACGGCGTCTGGTCGCGTCGAGGGAGTCGAGAACGAACTTGCGGCGCAACTTGGCGAGCGCGTGGATCTCAGACGCCCGGCGATCGAGTTCGACCGGAGTGGGGGCCATGGACTGATAGTCGTACATGACCGCCTGTGAGTGCCGTGACCGCATGGGAGAGACTCGGACGCAGTGGCCGATTCCATATCGACAGTACTTGGTGCCATGCCACAGGTCGTAGTAGCCACGGGCCACCTCAACGATGCGGGAGTCGGACTCGTACATCTCGTCGCGAGCGATCGAGGAGTCTGCATGCGCCCTGGCCATCTCAATGGGATCACGGAGGATTGCGATGACGTAGAGGAATCCGAAGTGGTCGGTGATGAGACGGTCCATGACCGCCGCCTCGCGACGGATGTTGGTGCCGCCGCGATACACTCCGCCATAGATCTGTTCGCTGATCCAGTGGCGATCGATAACGACCGGATGCTCCTCGCTCCACTTGAGTGCCATGTAGAGCGACACCACCTGGTGCTCCAGCATCTTCTTGCGGAGGGTGAGATGGATGTAACGCCCGTCGAACATCTCGCAGATGCGCCGTCCGAGCGTGGTCTTCCCGCAGGCATCGGGACCGTCGATGATGATCACTGGGTGGCGTGTCATGGCCGATCGAGAATCTGGTCGATGGTGAAGAGGAGGGGAAGGTCGAGCGCGGGGGCGATGAGGTCTCCGTTGAGCCGCTCGCCCTCGCACATCCTGCGAATGATACGGAGGTCGAGGTGATGCATCGCGTCATGCTTGTGTGGCTCCATGTTCTTGGAGCGCGCGGCGAGGTCCTGGATCGGCACCGACCAGATCCCGATCACCCAGTCGAAGCCGTCGTCTGGAATGTTGCGATAGAGGGTGTGAAAGCGAATCGCGCCGTCGACCCCGCGGGCATAGTCGACCGCGATCTCCTCTCGCATCTCGCGGATGATCGCGTCGTTGAAGGACTCTCCGTGTTCAAGAAGTCCCGATGGAATTGAGTGACAGTTGGGAACCGAGCGGACGTTGGGTCCTCGGTGGAGAATCGTCCCGACCAGTTTGACCGGGTCATAGGGCAGGAACGAGATCGTGAAGTGCGGGAGCGCTCCGTCGAGCGTCTTTGGGGTTGGCTTATTGGGTGGTTTCATGACTGGCGTGTTGTGATGGTAGACAGGGGGTCATCCGTGTTACAATGCTTTTTATTCGACGCGCGAGAATTTGACTACTTCTTGTAGAACGGGCTCGTGTAGTGCTCAGACCCCAGCGCGACACCAGGCATCCACTCGCAGGGAGAGGACATGATCTCACCGACCATCTCGTTGGCCTCACGGGCCTGAGAGGGATGAATCTCGTCGGTCACCACCTCATCGTGCACGAGCAGCAGCGTGGGAATGCCGGCCTCCTCGATCTTGACCGCCTTCTCATAGAAACAGTCTCTCGCGGTCGCCTGTATGCAGTTGTGGACAATGAATCGCTGACCGCGAGTGTTTTCAACGACGAAGCGGTGTCGAGGTCCGGAGTTGATTATGTCAAAGACTTCTTCAGTCCGCGTCTCGTGAACAGCGCGTCGCCGCGAAGTCCTCGCTTGTATCTCCAACAGAAGGTTGTTCGCAAGATCTTGGCTCTGTCGGCCGCGGCACAGATGTGCATCTTTCCCCATGGAGTATCGATGAGCACATTCGATCTGGTGTTGTTGGCCTGGCATTTGGGCGTGACCCAACGACAGTTGGAGCGGCAATATCCGCGCGAGTTGTTCCTGCGATCCAGCGTCAATCCAGGAGAATATCCGTGTTCCATGTCGCTCCAAAAATTCTCGAATGTCATCCAGCGACGGCACACGGATATTCCACGACCGCCATAGTTCTTGAACTCGGGACGGTTGGGATTCGTACATCGTTGAATCATCATGTGCCAGACCGCGTGTGCGGGATGCCGACTCAATCCGTGTCGCACCTTCCATTCTGCAAAAAATGGACAGCACTTTCCGCAGTATCTCGATGACGTTGCACGATTTGACCGAAGCGCCTTTCCGAGCTTTTTCACAGTGTTGCCACATCTGCAGCGACAGTTCCACCACAGGTGCTTTCCATCGCTCCCGTGAAGATTCATCACCGTGAGATTTCCAAACTGCATTCCCACCATGTCTAGTCTCGCATTGTGTTTCATAAAAATTGATCGCGTCCACCGAATTCGCATATTGATTCTCGACCCACCCACGAGACGTTAGAACTCGATGATCTGGGGTCATGAAGACTCCCCCAAAATCATGAGTCTCTTTGATGCCGAGGCGTGAGACTCCGGAATGAGAGACGAATTCGACGCCGTCCCACACGAGCTCGTCAGTCCCGAGATCCACAAGACGCCTCTTTCCATCGGGCGTGATGACGATGGATTCTCCACTCAGACAATTTTCTGCGAGGAGACTTCCCCACAGGCGATTGACACGACCAGTGGACAGGGTCGCAAGAAAGTTTCGTCCCTCCCTTCGGAGGTTCGTGTAGCGCATGGTGTTCCAGCTTGGAAGTTCGATCTCAAAGTCTTCGCCGACCGAGCGCTCCATCGCGTTACCGAGCTTGTTCCAGAAGATGCGAATGAGCCGCTCCTTGTTGCGGAAGTCTGCCACCTGGCGCCGTGACTCCTGGGCGGTGATGATGTGGCCATAGAGGTTTCGACAGTAGTCAATGAATCGCTTCCACCCGCATCCGTAGGAGAGTCCGAGCACCCGCATCTTGGCGAGTGCGTACATGTGCGGATCCTCCTTCTTGAGATCCTTGCCGGTGAAGCCCATGGTCTGGACGGCGTGAATCTGATAGACCGAGATGCCCCTCTCAATGAGCTCGAGCTTGCGATGGTCTTCGGTCATCCATGCGAGAGTACGGGGCTCAATCTGCGCGAGGTCGGCGATTCCCAGCACGCCGCCGTTCATGGCGGAGATGGCGCGGCGCATGTCGGCAAAGATCGGCTTGGCGTCGGGATCAGAGAGATCATGGCAGGCGAAGGGTTCTCGCTGAAATCCCTGGACGTTGAAACTCTTGCCGCCTGAGGCACCACCAGAGGCCCGCTTGGTGTGGGCCCCGCAGTATTTCTGACTGAAGTCGATGCGTCCATCAAATGGACGAATCTGGCTGCGCATGGTGATGAACTTGGTCATCAGAAGATTGGCCTTGCGGTATCTGCGCATCTCGCGAACCCACGGAATCTCGGGATGCTCATCCTCCCACGCCTGACACTCTGGACTGTCCTCGGCGAGCGAGGTGGGTGGAGTGACCCCGATCTTACGGCACTCCTCGGCCACCGCGATGGGAGACAGGACCGACGCCGGATCATCGCCACTCGTCCACGGCAGGTGTCGCTTCGCATCCCAACAGGCTCGCTCGAGATTTTTGATGGAGTCGTCGATGTAGTCACGATCACAGGGGAGACCGCGCATCACCTGCTGGGTGGTCATCTCGCTGATCTTCTGTTCAATCGTGGGCCACCTGGACGCGTATGAGTCCCATATCTTCCAGCACCACAGGGCGTCTCGCTCGGCGTACTCCAACACCTCGTTGGCGGTTCCCTCCGCCTGCATCTGGGGCCACGTCTTGTTCTCCATCTTCTTTCTGGCGTCCTTGTCAAGGTCGACGTTGAACATGGCCAGGGTCGCGCCCTTGAGGTCGCGCGGATACCCCAGCCACACGGAAAGATTGGCGGTGCACTGCCACACCCTCGGATGATGGGCCATGATCTCCGGTCGATCGTGCGCGAGACGGCGGAAGGCACGGCGATCAAAGGCCGCGTTGTGACTCACCCAGTCGAGATGGGCGATCTGTTCCCAGTCGAACTCGCGGGGATCGCCCACGAAGGCGCCCTCACGAGTCCGGATCGACACCAGATAGATCTCGACCTCGGGATGCCAGAGATACTGATCGACCCCCATGGTGCGGAGTCCAATCTTCTTCTTCGGAAAAAATGTCGACTCAAAGTCGATTGCGGCGTGCTCGTTCATACTGGATCATTCCTCCTCGCTGTCAAGGCCACGATCGTCGGCGAGCCAGGCGTCCATCGTGATGACGGCGTTCTCCTGGTCACCGGCACTGGGTCTCTTGCTGATGTGGTGGCAGACGCTGCGAGGAATCCACTCCTCGATGGCGCCCTGACGAAGCAGGATCGCCCTCTCAGTCTCGCGAATGATCTGACACTCGACGCGGACCCGTTTTGATGGCTTGTTGAATCTTCTACTCATGGCTGATAGATGGAGTCCGAGATCAGGGTCCAGTCGCCGGCTCTTGCACGAGCAAACCGCTTGGCGACATGATCTCTCGAGTCTGCGATGTCGGGCCACAAGAAGTCGAAGACGTCCATGGTCCCGAGATGGATGGTGCCATCGGCACGAAGTTGGTTGAGAATGACGGCCGCACGTGCGACCTCGGCGTTGCCAGTGGCGAACATGCGTTCGAGATACTCGCCATCGAGAGTGGCGATCCGAATCAGATTGACCTGGCATGCCGACTTCATGCGGGCATTGATGTCTGGGTGAATGCCGATCATCCCCATCCACTTGGCGCGCTTATGACACTCGGCACGAAATCCCTCCCAGGTGCTTCGGGCCTCGGCGATCATGGGACGCTGCCCGGCATCGGATGTGGACTCGATCTCAATGATCTTGTCGGCGTCCACCATCGCGGCTCTCCAGACGTTGGGAGATGCGTCGACCCGTAGCGGTGACCTGAGGACTCGCACGGTCGTGAACGGAACCTGCGGAAGCGACAGGGCGTCGTGGGCGCTGAGGGCGAGGTCGTACATGTGGCCGTTGCGGCCAGCGAACTGATCGAGGTCAGAGCCGATCACTACCGAGAAGACTGAGTGCGTCTGGATTGGTTTCGTGATGTTCATAGAAAATTTGCTGGTTTACGCAGAGCCAGCATGCGTTGTCATGAGCGAGGGACCCCTCCCTCTCCCAAATTTACCAGAGCTTAAGCTCCGATCGACTGGACCCAGGAGATGAACTCCTTGTCCTCGTGGCGGCCGTGGTTCTTGAACACCGCCACCGTGACGATGTTGCCGCTGTTCTTCTGCTTCTCGCGAACGGCGGTCATGCCGATCGTAAACAGACGGCTGTCGGGAACCAGGCTCGTGCGAGTCTGGGTGATCAGCCAGCGTCCGGAGGTGGCGGAGCGCATGTTGACGCCGGAGAACTTCATCTCGGCGAGAACAAAGCGCTCATCACCGAACTCCAGGTTGAACAGCGGATCGGGCTCGATGTAGTCCGGCTGCTTGAGCAGGAACACGCAGTAGAGCACGGGATCGACCATCGGTGGCTCGTCTCCATCCCACTCGGGATTGAATCCGGCCTCGGCGGCGTCCTCCTTGGAGTCGAAGATGACGGGCATCTGTCCCGCCTTGTACTCCTCGTCCGTGAGCTTCTGGGCGAACTTCTTGCGCCCAGTCATGAGGATCATCTCAAGCGGGTCGCAGCCCTTCTCCCAGATCAGCAACTCGCCATTGAGTGCCACCTGGCCGGCGGAGAATCCGCGTTCCTCGAGGTCGGCGCTGTTGGCCTGGACCAGTTGGATGCGCGGACGCATGAGATCGCGTTCGTCGACCTCGCCATCGATGGTGCCCATCGCGGCGGGGTTGTAAGTGACAACCTCACGGGTCTTGCCCTCGGCGTCTGCCGCCTCGGTCGGGGTGGCATAGGCGCGCGGTGCCGCGGATTTTTTCACGGCGAGCGTCTTCTTGGGGGCGGGTTCTTCAACCTCCTCCGCCTCCTCGACTTCTCCGGTCTCCTCGGCCTCTTCTTCGACCTCGGGTTCCGGATCGGGCTTGGCGGCGGGACCACCACCGAGGCGCTTCTTGGTGATGACGCGCTTCGCGGGCTGGGTCTCCTCGACCTGTTCTTCTTCGGACTCCTCGAGGGGAAGCTCGGGCTCCTCCTTGGGGGCGGGTTTCAGTCCCTTGAGGACCTTCTTCGGTGCGGCCGCGAGTCCTTCTTCGGCCGAGGCCGAAGAGGCAACCTTGCGGAGCGACAGTTTTTTTGCTAGTGCCATGGCACGTTTCTCCTTGTATTGCGTTCTTGCGACCTCACTGGGCGCCAGAACTGGGTTGTGCGAGTTTGAGCACCTCATCGACCACATGGCCGAGGGTGACCTCGCTCGCGAAATTTTCGAATTGGCTGTCGGGGATCTCAGTGTCGAGCCGGGACTCAAGTTCGAGCCAGACCTCGATAATATCGAGGCTGTCGAGACTGAGATCCTGCACAAGACGTGTGGACTCATTCAGAAGCTGAGTTCGGGTGATCTTGGAATTCTGTGCCATGATGACCCCTCGCAGGGTCTCGAGCACTTCGTCGCGTGTGATGCTGGTCTTCATGTGGTTGTCAAATCTTACGCTTACTCGCACGGCGGAGTCCCACATAGCGGATGGTCTCGCCACGCTCGATGAGTCCCTCCTCCTCGAGGATCGCGATCGCCTCGTCGGAGGCCTGCGTCTTCTCGCCGGTCTTAGAGTGATCGGAGACGAGGCGCCGGATCTCCGTCGTGCTGATGGAGCACGCGGCGCGATACTCGCCCTCGCCGATGCCGTAGCGCTCCTCGAGAATCTCGCCCACGCGTATCGGGTCGATGATCTTGGGCGTCCCGTCCTTCTCGGTGATCGTGATCTGATCGCTGGACAGGCGACCCGTGTCGTAGACTGCGAGGGCGAAGCGCTTGAGCTTCTTGAGATATTCTTCCATCGGACGAATCCAGCGCATGGCGCGAATCAGCTCCTCCTCGTCCGCGGTGTCGGGAGACTCGAGGGACTCGAGCGGGACGACCGGGGCGGCGAGGCAGTTGGACTCGTTGGCGAGCTTCACCATGTACGCCTGCCACACCGGGCACGTCGCCTGGGCGACGCAGAACGTGCAGTAGTCCGGATGCGAGTTGAGCATCTCGGGATCGCGCGTCTTCAGGTAGGTGTTGCGGCGGTGGGCGATGGCACGCACCTGGGTGACGATCATGTCAAAGTCACGTGATCTCCTGAATGTGTAGGACTCATGGAGGTCATGGGCCGGCTGGTGAAGAATGTACTCAACATCCTCAAGCAGCGGAAACATGAGCCAGAGTCCGAGCGTGTAGGTGCGGAACTGAATGTTCTTCGGAACCTCGTCGACCTCCCACTGGCCGAACTTAAAATCGAGGGCGGCCATCGAGGTGGGAGTCTCTTCACCGGATTCGTTGGTCGTGACGTCCAAAATGATCGCGCGGTCGAGTGTGCCCTGTTTCAAACCCGCAATATCAAGAGAGCGAAAGTCGAGTTCGAGCTCCTTGAGAGGCTCGTACTCGCTCCGGGCGTCGAACAGCCTGGTGGCGGACAGCACCATCATGGCAGTGTCTTGGTCCCGCTTCTCGAGGGTCTCATCGGCAATCCCGGTCTCCTGGACCGCATGCATCTTCTCGCCGCGATCGGAGGCGGCGGAGGACTTGTGATCCGACTCGTAGCCCGGACAGGCCTTGAGGGCAGACAGCATGGATGGACTGATTCGCGAGTGCGACTTGGCACCCGTTGATTTTTCTTTGGGCTTCGGCTTCATGATACTTCGACTCCGTCGTGATAGACCACGACACCAGAGCTCTTGAGATACTCGAGACCACGCCTGTCGGTGTCGTACGGATATTGGAAATTGACTCGGCGAACTCCATGGGCGACGAGGAGACGGGCGCAGGTGAGACAGGGTGCCGTCGTGACCGCCACGAGATCCACCTGACCGCGGGTGAAGAGCGAGCAGAGATTCTCCTCGGCGTGCAGGACGAACTGGCGGCGGTTGTCATCATCCTCCCACCATGTGACGCCATGTCCATCGGGGAGATCATATCCCGGGCGGAGTCCGTTGTAGCCCGTGGCGATGATGCGACCCTCGAGGGTCATCGCGATCGCGCCCACCCTGCGGCGTGGATCGGGAGACATCGAGGATGCCGCGTGCGCCATGTCCAGGGCGTAACGGAGACGGCGGTAGAGTTTTGGGTGAATGCTGCTCATGACAGGTGAGATGGTATCAATCAAGTTTGCCGGTGTGCAATGCTTTTTGCTCGACGCGTGCGATTTGTTGTTGAAGGGCCTGCGCCCTGAGATCCTCGATGGCGAGATCCCCGTGTCTCTCTATGAGAGCCAGCGTGGACGCATGCTGCTCACGTATTCCACGGGCGTGACCGTCGCTGCGGGCATTCTCAATTAGAGCGTGCACGACCAGGACCACGGCGAATGCCGCGAGAATGATGCACGCCGCGATGACGACGCAGAGTTCGAGTGTGATTTCGGTGTTCATGATTTTTTGAGCGGATAATTCTCGCAGTCGATCACACGGGAGTCTGGCCAGATCTCAGAGCAGCGGCGCATGGCCTCAGAGATTGAGCGGGCCATGGTGATGAACCGAAATGCGCCGCCACCCTGAAATCTGGCGATCAGACGGTACTCGATAAATGGAAGATGCTCAAGGTTCATGGCGACACAAATCCCGTGACGACGAGCATCACGAAGAGAAAGATCATCCACACGAGCCACACCGCGAGGAGGGCGATCGCATAGACGAGTTGCTTCAAGAATTTCATATTGGAGACCATACTCAGTGACTGGCTGCCTGTAAACGTGTTTTCATCCGACGTGGAAGTTCTCAGAGCATTCCCCCAGCCGTCAATATCCCATCGGTGATCATGGACATGTTCTCGAGCCGTGACTCGAGTTTCCTCGCGATCTTGCCCTCGACACCGCCAGACGCGTAGATCAGTCGCTGCACCACGGGACTCTTGGCGCCATCGCGTACCGCGCGTCCAGTCGCCTGAATGAGCTGGGTGGCCGAGTACATGGGGAAGATTATGACGTGACGGGGATGACCGCCGTCGAGGTCGTGCATGTCGACCGAATCAGATCCCGCCTGGGCCTGACAGAGCAACACCCGCGACTCGTTGGCCTGGAACTGTCGGAGTGACTCGATCGACCTCTTTCGATCGATGCCGTTGAGAATGCCGACCGGCGTCTCGAGTGACCTCGAAAGGCGCTCGTGCGCCGCCATGATTGAGTCGGTGAACTGAAGAAAGACGGGAACAGAGCATCCCTCCTCGACGAGCGACTCGATCTCCTCGACCAGGGCCGGGATCTTGACGAGCTCATGGCGCTGACGTTCTCGCATCGCGGCGACCCCAGATGGAGGGGCGTCCTCATGGCGCTCGAGATCGGCGTCCTCTCGCTCATCGAGGGTCTTGATCCAGGGAGTCAGCCACGACGGCGGTGGAGAGATGTCCCAGGTCTCGACGAACACCTCGTTGGCGGGGAACTGCCCGGTGTCCATGAGATCTCGCTTTCTCAGACGAACACCACGCTCGGCGAGGGCGGAGTGGAGGCTCTCGAGGATCTTCTCGCGACCCCTCTTACGGAAATAGAGACCGCCGAACGGAGACTCACCGCAGCCGTTCCTTCGGCACCAGGGCCAGAAGTCAGTCAGATTGTGGAGACCCGCGCAGAAGCCGAGGGCACGCATCTTCAGGGGACTGTCGGCCGGGGTGGCAGAGAGCGCGAGGATGTGCGCACGCGGACACCTCTTGATCGCGATGAGGAGCTCAGAGTTCTGGCTCTTGAGGCCTCCCGCCGCCTGGACCTCGTCACAGATGACCAGCGCCGGACCACGACTGGCCGGCCAGTGGAAGTTGAAGGCCCTGACTTTTTTTCTCGACTTGATCGGAATGAAGAGGTCTGAGAACTTGCGAGCCTTGTCCCAGGAGATGATGTGCCGGGGCTCGAGTCCAAAGAGGGCGAAGGTCTCGCGCCACTTGGTGACGACCGACGGACGGCAGATGACCACGATCTGATCGGACTCCACCTCGAGCTCTATGGCGGTCGCGATGGCCGTGAACGTCTTGCCAGTCCCCGTCTCTGACATGTCAATGCCGAACTGGTGGTTCACCACATTCGGGATGAGCCGATCGCGGGACTGAATCTGGTAGTCTCGGAAGTTCATGAAATTTAATTCACTCCAATACGCTGTCCCTGAGCGATCAGATGCGCGTGCAGTCCATCAATCTCGGCGATCTCCTGGCGCACGAACTCAGCCATGTACTTCAGGAAGATTGTTATCGCCTGCTCATACGGCATTGAGTCGATGATCAGGACCGGAAACTGATTCTCTCCACCGGGCGAGGTGATGATGCCGAGGCGGTAGTACTCGGTGGGCAGCGAGGTCTCAGAATTCTTGGGAAACTGAACGTCGTGCATGGACTCCTTGGAGGGAATGCAAATGCGCTCGTGCCGTTGGAACGCGTCTGCGGGCAGTGAGATCACCTCGCCATCATGGGAGCCGCCGATCACGATGAAGTCGAGGACATCCGTGGATTCTGCGTCGCTCATTTTTTCAACTTGAGCTTGAGGGTCATCTTCTGTCGGCGCTCAGAGCGTGGGACCGCGGATGCCGGACCCTCGAGCATGAGGGCGAATCTCGCGTCGGCCTGGTCACGGCGATTGATGGGATAGCTGAATCCGTCGATCCCCCAGTCAGAGTCAGAGGGCAGAAACTCCGCCGGTTCAACGGGACGACCCATGAACTCATAGCCGTTGTGGCTCTTGACTCGAGCGACCTCAAATCCGATGGGATGGTCGATGGTGTCGCGGCTGACCTCGAGAAGGACCACGTCGGACTCGCGACGGAGTTGACGGAGTGTCATGCCGGCCCGGCGGATGGTGGTCGGGAGGATTCTCATTGGGATTTTTTGTTGGGGTTGAGAGATTCGTGCGCGATCTTCATGCGGTCTCTGGCGTCATCGATGGCGCGCTCACGGCTCTTGGATTGAGACTCGGCGACCTGGCGCAGGATCTCGCGATCGGTCTTGGAGAGCGGACGGAAGATGACCTTCCGAATTCTGGAATTGTGCGGCATCAGGGTTTGAGGTGGGGACGTAGAATGCAGTTGTTCATCGCAAAACTCCCTTCACAATGAGATAGGCGACACAGATTTGCCGGGGAGCGGCGAGGAGGACTCGGAATGTGATCTCCACAGGAGAGCTCACGTCACTCATGCACACCAACGGAGAAACTTCTCCATCAGCGTGGATGTCGTCAAGGAATCCCACCAATTTTTGGACCAGCTTGATTCCTTCTTCTAGTGTCAAATCCGCCAGCAACCCTTCGCAGGCGTCGCGGGAGGTCGAGTAGGGAGGTAGAAGCCACCATTCATCAGCTCTAGTCTTACTAGGGTCATTTTTGTGAATCCACCCTCTCGCCTCCGCAACCGCCACGCGAAGCTCTTCGTCGAAGTGGCCGGACAGATATTCTTGAATCGTCTTCATGCCCGATCACGATTCCCTCGGCCATAGAGTCATGCCTCGATGCGATCGCACGGGGCGCAGACCCACTCTTTTCCGTTGATCAGTCGGACTCCTGGACGGCTGCAGGCGCAGAATGGTCTGGGAAGTCCCCTCTTGGATTTTTTGGGTGTCTCATTCATGACAGAGTCACCGTAACTGGCAGCCATGATCTTGCGAATCAAAAAGTTCAAGTTTAAGTCCCGCGCGAAAAGGGAAAGTCAACGAAACACCCGGAAGATGAACGAGATGACGAGATACCACATGAAGAGCGACAGCAGGATCGAGAAGATGAATGGGATGGTCTTGCCACTCTCGGATCCCCATCTCTTGGCGCAGCCTCTCTTGCCGCCGAGCGAGCGCCCGGGGCTGTTGCGCCCGAGGAGTCCGCCGAGACGTCCGCGAAGTGACGCCCACTCGGACGCGGTGCGAGCGATGGTCTTGTCGGAGAGGAGCCGACGGAGATTCTTGATCTCGATCTGGGCCTCGCGTTCAGTGAGTTTCTTTTTCATTCTAAAATTTGTATAAAATAGAGCGGACCGTGAATTGACACGGTCCGCCCCACTCGTGGTTGAGAGAAGGATTACTTCTCGGCGATCACTCCCGCCGCGAACCAGGCACTGAGGAATTCGTCCCACTGCTTCTGATTGTCGACGATGTTCTTGAGCGCGAACTCACGAATCTCGTCGAGGGTGGTGAGACCCTTGAGACCGGCACGGGCCTCGCGCTTGTCGTCTTCACCCTCGACGGCGTCGACGATGGAGCGGGCGAGACTGCGCACGCGGTGGTTGTAGGGCTCCTTGAGCACCGACTTCTTGGGGGCGACGGTCTCAGAGACGCGCTTCTCCACGGCGGCACGCTGTTGGGCGGCCTTGGGTTTCTTCTTCGGTTGCGCGACCTTCGCGGCCGCGGGCTTCTTGTCTTCAGGCATGTTGCTTTTTGAGGCGGAGCCTCGGTTTAGGACTGGGTCCTGGTTTAGGACTGGGTCCTGGTTTAGGACTGGGTCCTGGTTTAGGACTGGGTCCTGGTTTCTTCGCCGCTGGTTGAGGACTCTCTCCGCGAGCGGCGGCGCGAGGAGAAGACTTGACTCCGTAAGATGTGATCTTGACGCAGATGTAGGTTCCATCGGGACACTCGACCTGGATGGAGTCGCGGGGCGCGCAGGACGAGTGACGACCGAAGCGCTGATAGCGCGCCGTCTCCCAGTGCCGATGGACGGTGGGTGCGGCGGTGAGCTCGTACTCGCCACGCTGAGAATCAGTGCAGACCATCAGGAGCCACTCGGGCGGGATGAACTCGAGGGGCACTCGGTTCTCCTGAGTCAGGACTGGCTCGAATTCATCGGGGAGTGGAAGAAAGTAGCGGCCGCTCATGGTAGTGGTTTGACGGTGATCATGACAGGTTGTTCGGTCGAGTGGAATCTGGCAGCGAGTCACTGCAGATGCGAAATTGTTTTTGAGAGTTTTTATCCAACGTGGGAATTTTTAGGATCGTGCTGAGCCGCATCAGACGGGCGGGGGCCGCTGACGCTTGTGTTCGACAAAATATCGAGACGCCATTTTATCTCGTCGATTTCCGCTCGGAGACTTGGCTTGCCGTGACTTTCCAATCCTTCGGCGATGAGATTTCGAGCGGCTTCGGTGATCGTCCAGCCATTCGCGGCAGCGACCGATTTGACCCGCTCACACAGGTCATTTGGCAGCCAGAAGTTGAGGCGATCTGTTTTGGTTTGAGATTTCTTGTGTGGCATAAAATTGTCGAACAAGGCGACGCACGAAATCGCCGGTAACGGTTCATTTGGAATCGCCGCCGTGCTCCGACGATTCGTGATCTTGGTTGTTCGACAAACGATATTCAGTTGCCGTGCGCGGTGAAAACATTATCCCTAGACGTTCGCGGCGACGATCAGCCAACCCCTTTTTGTGCAGCGCATCAAGCGTTGGAATCGGTGTCCGCAGCTCATACGCGCACTGCCATTCGTTCGTGAGCCTCTCAAGTGCTGCTTGTTGTGGTTTTGTCAGCTTCATAAAAAGTCGAACAGTGCGTCCAGCGAACCCCTACCCGCCGGACGGTTTGCGTTGAAGTGGAGCCGCATCAGACGGGCAGGGGCCGCTGACGCTGGTGGTAGGCCAATTAAGTGCAGCGAGAAGCGTTTTGCAGTCGTCGTCCGTCAGAGCGTCTCTGCCGTTTGGTGTCACGATTGCGAATTGCTTTCCGTTTCGGTAGAGAGACGCCCGGAAGGGGCTGTATGTCCATTCAGGGGCCGCATCGGGCCTACCAAGCCGATGCACGAAACCGCTACGCGGTTTCTCACTTTGCTTATTTTTATTCATAGTCTTTTTTCTCCGGTTGAGTTGCTTCGCGGCCCGTGATCGCCACCGTTAGAGCAATTAACGCGCTCCACCATCCGGGCGTGCATTGCTTCAGCTTGCTCGCGTGAGCCAGAGCAACGGTCTTGCTCCTCATCGAGCGGCCCACCGAAGACCATCGTTTCCCAGAGGATCGGCGGGCCATCCCCAAAGGAATGATCTAGCCCAAGGAAGACCGTTGAGATTTTAGCCTCTCCGATCTCGTCCTTAGCTACCTGCCGTTTTGCCGTCTCGAACCACTTTGCCCATTTCATCGGGTCGGGTTCGGCGACCGGATTTCCTTTTTCATCAAGCGTGTATTTGTCGTTCATAAAAAGCTCTAACAGTGCGTCCAGCGAACCCCTACCCGCCAGACAGTTGGTTTTTGTTGGTGTCGTCCTTCGTCGGCGGGCAGGGGCCGCTGACGCTGGTGTTCGCCTCAACAACTCGCGCCCAGTGGATCGCCATGAAGTCGAGCAAGTGGTTTCCATCATCTCCCATGGTTGGCCGTCCCGCCTGTTTCGCTGCCCGCCGTTGTAGGTTGATGCAGTCGTGGATCGTAGCGCGGAGGATGATGTGCGCGTCCAAGTCGTTGCCTTCTGGCCCGCACGCTGGACACGGCTCGCACCATTGGAGCATCGTTTCATGCCGGGATTCCAGCAAGGCGAACAAGGCAATGGACTCAATTGTGATGCTCATAAACTCAGATTCTGCGGCGATTCAGCAAAAACTGACAATCTTTATCATCCCACGTGGAAAAATGGCGTCGGAGATGGCGCCAGAGGGACCACTTCTTTGGTCAGAGGTCGCGTCCAGGGCTCATTTTGGGGCCGAAAACATGCAAACTATCATCCGAAGACGGTCAGGAGACAGAGGAGCGAGAGCGTGTGAACACGTCTGGGCGTGCGTACGCGGGTGCGCCCATCGCCCGCACTCACGCGCGTGTGCCCAGACGTGCTTCCAAGACGGATACAGGGTTCTTGTTCTCGGAGCGACCGCCGAAAACAGATCATGCACAAGGTTAAGCCATTGATTACTATATACTTATATACTATAGTGTCAGATTGTGTTAGAACTATAAAAGGATCATACACAAGGTTAAGTAGTTAATAGTTAATGATTTGCGATGATTTGTGTCGGATGTGTCGGATCTTTTGACAATCCTCGTACGGGCGGGCTCGCACTCCCGGATGCGCGTGTCGCGTGTGCGCTCGTGTTAAAAATAGAGGGAGGGCCGAAAAGATCCGACACATCCGACACAAACTGGGCCTAAGTGGTTGATAATCATGCACTTAACCCTGTGTCGGAACTGAAACTGGATCCGACACATCCGACACAGTCGGCGCGTAAGTTGTTGACGACGAACCGTTTGGAATGACAGAAGTTCCGACACAGGCCAACTTGGAGTGTTTTTGTCTGTGCGTCGGACTTCGTTGGTCAGAGAATGTCCGCATGAGAATGATCAGAGCAGTTGGGATTGATCCGGGGATGTCTGGTGCGATGGTGCTTGGAGAGATCTGCCGTGAGTCGACGAGAGTCCTCGAGGTGCGACGATTCGCGAAGATGGACGAGGAGGGAATTGCCTCGACGCTGATGGGATGGTGCGATCGCTCGGAGTACGTGTTCATCGAGAAGATTCCGAAGTTTTGCGGGACGAATCTCTCTGCGGCGCACATGGGAAATCTCTTCCGGCAAACCGGTTACTTGGAGGGAATCGTGATCGGGCACGACGTCTCGACTCTCCGTCACCTCGCTCCCCTCAAGTGGATGAACCTCGTGAGTCAGGATTCCACGCGGAGTCGTGTCCGAGCCGAACGAAAGCCCCAGTTGCGAGACCTCGCCAACCGAATGTTCCCCGGACACAAGTGGACCCTCGAAGATTGCGACGCGATTCTCATCCTCGAGGCTGGTCGCAGGCAGCTCGTTCAGGAGAGTCTTCTCTGAGAATTTTTGAGTGTCTCCCGTTCGCATCGCACGCGAGAGTCTGAGTCATGCCAAAGATCAAGACCACGGGAAAACTTGAAGACGGGACCATCCTCGCAAAGGAGAGGGCCTACGTCCGCAATGTCTTGATCAAAGGAATGCCCAAGTACCGCGCCTATCGCGAGGCGGGTTATACCGCCACCACTATCACCTCCGCCTGGTCAGGATCTCGTGCCATTGAGAAGCGTCCTCGCGTGCAGGCCTACATCGCCAAGATTCAGGCCCAACTAGCCGCGAAGGCCGAGCATGAGGACGCCAACGAGTTCCTCACATTTGAGGAGAAGCGCAAGTTCCTCGCACGTGCCGTCCGAACCCCCATCGCTGAGATCGACGAGCATGATGACCTCGCCAACGAACTGAGGATCACCGCCAACGGAGACCGCACGATCAAGACCATCGACAAGGCGAAGGCGATCGAACTCGACTCACGGCTCATGGGTGAGTTCAAGGACACGGTCAAGCATGAGGTGTCTGAGAGAGTTCTCTCCGCGCTCGAGCACGTCAGCGTTGACGTCTGATTCGCATGTCCAACAAGACGGTCTACGAGCGCGGTAAGTTCCACATGCTGGAAAAGACCGCAAAGAATGCGAGAGAGCGTAACCTCATGCGAGCTCGTCGGATCAGAGAGCTGTGGGACACCGGTCAGGGAATCTTTGAGATCGCTAAGTTCATTCTGTGGAAGTGCTCCACCAAGAATCCCGGCACGATCAAGCTCAACAGCATTGAGGCCGAACACGTCCTGCGAGTCTACATCCAGAAGTTGTTAGACACTGATCAATACGAGGCGGCGGCCGCGATCATGTGGTCGCCCGAGATGTTCACGCCAGATCCGCATCCCACCCAACTCGTGTGGAATGCGATCATTGACCATCCAAAGAATCTCGTCATGGGAGGCGGATCGCTCTCCAAGAGTTATTCTGGTGCCGTCCACTTTGCCCTCGATTTCGTGCGCGACCCCCGTTGGACCTGCATCAAGGTCGTGTCAGTCACCCGCAAACACGCGGTGACGAACATCTTCGCGCATCTCAAGAATCTGCTGTCCAACGCGATCCTACCAATTCTGGGTCTCGCTGAGCACTCGTCCGCCGACTCGCTCAAGGTGTTTGACGACGAGAAACAGGGCATCCACCTCATCGCCATTCCGCAGGGTGACACGGGCAAGGGTCGACTGCGAGGCTTTCATCCGGTCCCTCGTGGTGAGATTCATCCCATGTTCGGAAGACTGTCTCGCATCGTGGTGTTGATCGACGAGGCCGAGGAGGTTCCAGAGGGAATCTGGGAGGACGTCAACAACATCCTGCTCACTGAGGAGTCAGAGGGTCGCCAGGTCCGCGTCTTTGCCGCCACCAACCCAAAGAATCGTCAGTCACGCTTCGCCCAGATGGCAGAACCTCGTGATGGATGGTCATCAGTCGACATCGACCTCCATGAGTCGTGGGAGGCGGCCTCTGGATGGCATGTGACTCGTCTCGATGGGGCCAAGTGCGAGAATGTTCAGCGCCGTGAGATCGTCTATCCTGGTCTCATGACCTACGAGGGATTCATGAACCTCCTCAAGAAGGGTGTGGACAACTCAGAGTATTACACCATGGCGCGAGGTTGGTTCCCTGAGGAGTCTGCCCAGTCTGTCATCATCACGGAGTCGCAGTTCGCGGCATCAAAGGGCGTCGTGACGTTCTCGGGTCCCACCATCTCGGCCGGTTCAGTCGATCTCGCGTTCGAGGGAGGTGACTCAGTGATCTTTACCCACCTGCGACATGGCGAGGCCGCCGGTTGGACAGACACATCGGGCCGTTATCATCCTCTCCGCCTCGGTCAGCGTGCCATCCAGGTCGAGCAACAATTTCTCATGGAGAAGCGCGACACCATCGCGCAGACCAAGGCGATCATTCGTCTGTGCGAGGACATTGGGGTTCGTCCACCCTGGCTGTCAGTGGATCGCACGGGCAATGGAACTGGAGTCCACGACGCGCTCTGCACCATGTTTGGTCCAGAGGTCTTTGGGGTGATGTTTAGCTGGGCCGCGACCGACACAAAGATCCTTGATGACGACTCTGAGGTCTGCAACGAGCGCTATCAGGACATCATCACGGAGATGGCGTTCGCGGTCAGTAAGTTCATGGAGACCCAGGTGCTGTTCCTCAATCCCTCCGTGAATTGGACCAAGCTCGAGGCGTGCACAGTCACTCGTCGCTATTTCCAGACTGGTCGCGGCATGGTGAAGATTCAGTCAAAGAAGGAATTCAAGAAACTCCACGCCGGAGAATCTCCCGATAGATTTGACTCGCTCATCGTGGGAGTCCATGGGATTCGCATGAACGCCGGCGTGACGGCTCAGATGGTCAAGGAGGCTCGCGTCAAGAAGAAATCGGTTTACAGTCAGCCCAGTCACGGCGTAGTCGATGGCCTTGAATTTGAGGACATGAGCAACCTATGAACACAAAAAAGACGCGGGTCATCACCTCAATGGTGATGCCGGGAGGATGGCACAAGCCCGAGAATGATCGAGCTGGCCGTCCTCTCCCGCAGTCGATTCGTGCCGACACCTTCTGGGATCTCATCGACGCCGTCACGAAGTTCAGGGCCGACAATCTCATCCCGATCGGCAATGTTCTCCATGACGTCGAGGAGTACATCTGCAAGACGCATCCCGGGTCCTGCACGCATCGAGGAGCTCGCGTGTCTGTTCAGATCACCACCGCCCCATCCGCTCCCTCGACCGCGCAGACCATCACTGACCAGATGATCGCGTGGATGGACAGTCGTCTCGACAACCACTCAGTCGATCGCACGGTGGTCGACGCGGATGCGAGGTCGCGCGCGGAGGTGTGCCGCAAGTGCCCGATGAATATCAAGTGGAACACGGGATGCGGGACCTGTGTGGATGCCGTGGGGCGTCTCTCGACGGCTCTTCGTCTCGGCAAGGATGTTCCTGGGGGTCGTCGTCTCTTCGCCTGCAAGATTCTTCGTCACGAGAATCGCTCTGCCGTGTGGCTCGATCGCTCTCTCATCGGCGAGTCCCCGTCCCTCCCCGCCCACTGTTGGGCTCGCAAGTGAGATTCACCCTCCAGCAGTTTTCTCTCTTCATCCGCGCGATGCGGAGAGTCATTCACACGGTCACTCGCCATGAAGACCCGCGCGCGAACTCTGCCACCAGGCAAAAAAGATTGTCCATCTGTCATGAGTGCAAATATCGTGACGGTCTGCAATGCCGAGAGTGCGGGTGTCTCATCCGTCTCAAGACGATGCTGACCACAGAAACTTGCCCCAAAAACTTTTGGTAGATCATGCCCGACACTGAGCCCGACAAGATGGTTGATGAGTCCACTGGTGAACCCAGCGGCTCGGTCATGACGTTTGCTCAGGCGAAGCAGCTCTACTCGGACTTCGTCAAGGACAACCGCGAGCGCAACACAAAGAATGCGAGGATCACTCGCAAGCGCGACGGTGAACAGCCCTACGACGCGAAGAAGTTGAAGGCGGCCGGTCAGTCGTGGCGCAACAATCGTCCAACGGGATTCATGGAGTCCCTCCTCAAGCGTCTGCATTCGCCCTACAAGCAGATGATTGACCAGCTCCCGCTGCTCACCTACTCGGATTTTCCCGTTGACGGCATTGGGACGGACAAGGATCGCGACGTCTTTCGCCGTGGAATCACCGACCATGTTCGCGGCTCCGATCTCTGGGCGGACTTTGTCTCGCAGCTCATCGCAGAGGACATCGACTTCGGTTATGCCGCCGTGGGATGGTCAGACGAGTATGCGTGGCGACCTGAGCTCCACCGCTCTGATGAGGCGTTCTTCTATGTGGGATGCCCGCAGACCGCCCCAGACATCGAGGTGTGGGCCCTCAAGCAGAATTTCAGGATGCACGAGATGATGGACGTCGTGCGAGGCGGCGAGGCGTCCGCCGCGGCCGGGTGGCTCGTGAAGAACGTCATGAAGAAGATGAATCTCGCTCCCAAGGAGTTCGACAATCGTACGACCGAGGACAATGAGCGGATGATCGAGGACCTCGCCCGTGAGAACAGCTACGCCGCGAGCTTCTCGACCTCGGTGAAGGTCGTCAAGGCGGGTCACGTCTTCACCCTCGCGAAGGACGGCTCTGGCATCCACCACTACATCTTTGATCGTGATGACGGCACGCCGTTGTTTTATCGTGCCGCACGTTACGCCAAGATGGAGCACTGTCTCTGTCTGTTCACCGCGGAGGTCGGCGATCGCACGCTTCATGGTTCTCGTGGCGCCGGTCGTGCCCTGTTCAACACGCACGTCTCCATCGAGCAGGCACGCAACCTGATCATGGATGCCCTGCATCTGTCTGGTCTCGTTCTCCTCAAGAAGACTGGCAAGTCGGGCGTCGGGACGACGGAGAATGTCGCCCTGTCAGTCCAGCACCCCTTCGCGATCCTCGGTGACGGTTACGAGCCCATTGAGAAGGTGAAGTTTGAGGTCAACAGCGAGGCGTTCTTCGCGCTCGATCGTCACGCGACCGCCCAGGCAGAAATTCTTGTCGGCGCCTTCATGCCAGGTCAGATCGACGACACTGGTCAGAAGCGCACCGCCTCTGAGGTCAACTACGTCGCCTCCATCGAGGCCCAGATTCGTGCCGGCATCCTCGCTCGCTTTGCGGACCAGATCTTTGCCCTCATCACGCAGATCCAACGGCGCGTCTGTCACCCCGAGGTGGTTGACGCCGCGTATCAGATCTTCGAGAAGGTTCAGGAGTCAAAGAAGATTCCCGTCACTGACAAGTCGTTCTTTGATTCTCTCGTCGCCGCCCAGGCGTCTGAGGAGTTCATCTACGCCGAGATTCCTCAGCATCTGCCCGAGGACTCGGTCATGACGGTCTTGAAGATGCTGCAGGATGGGATGACACGCACCCAGATCGTGGTCCTCGCCAATGTGACGAGCCGTGCCTCGGTCGAAGACGCGATCGCCTCGCAGTCTGGCATTCTCGACATGATCGTCGCCCGCTACTCTGCCGATCCGATGATCGACAACGTGGAACTCAAGCGCCGTGACATTGCCTCCAAGCTCGGTGCGGAGACGGCGGAGCGTCTGATGAACGTGGATCTCAATCCTCTTGGTCCCCTCAAGCAGGTGCGTCTGCAGGCGTCTGAGCTCGCCACGATGCTCTCTGGCAACGACACGCCAGTCGATCCCACCGACGACGACAAGATTCACCTCGACGTGATCGGAGCGCGCGTGTCTGCCATGGTGACTGATCCCAACATCTCGCCGCTCGCCTCGAGCAGGGAGTTTCTCACTCGCGTGGTCGCTCATGCCGATCAGCACGTCCAGTCGGCCATCGGCAAGGGCATCAAGGAGGCGGAGCTCGCTCCCGCCATGCAGTTGATCGACAAGATTCGCACGTTCCTTGAGGTCGATCCCATGGATGCCCAGGCACAACAGGCGGTCTCCTCCATGTCGGGTCCCGGAATCTCAGTCAACGGCGGACCCACTCCTCCCGTCACGGCCTCGGATGTTCCTCCAACAGGAACGCCACTTGCAGATCCCAATGCGGCCCTCGAGTCCGCGGCCTCTCCCCCGCGTCCCACTCCGCAGGGCGGACTTCGTCAATCTCCAGTTCCCATCATACCTCAACCATCTGAGACCCAAGCATGAGCCTGTCCAAGCCACTCGCTCCCGAGGAGGGAGTCATCATCCGCGACTTCATCGCCAAGATCGGTCGTGATCGCATCAAGGAACTCCTGGTCTCAGGGCGTCCAGATTCTGTCACCCGCCAAGAGATCATGTCGCAGGATGCCGACAGCATCGCTCGCCTCGCCTCCATGCACGCGGGATTTGACACGGCAGTCGAGTACTTCTTCGAGCTCGCCACCCCTCGTCGCGACTCTCAGATTCCGTCTGGCCACGAGAACATGACCTGATTCACAAAATACCACCATGAGCAAACGAACCACGAAAGCAGCGAAGTCGGTCGCAGACGAGGGAGTCCCCTCTGATCTCGACCTTGGAAATGTCGATTCACCCACGCCGGAGATGCATGAGTCTCTCGATGCGGCCCTTGACGCGGCCGGCATTGGATTCGAGGGCGAGGAGCCAACTCCATCGGCCATCGAGACTCCTGAGGCATCTGCCGAGGAACCTGTTGAGGAACCTGTCATCGAAGAGCCTGCTGAGGAACCTGCCATCGAGGATGACCCTGCCGTCGAGAAGTCCAAGGACGAGCCGAAGACCGATGAACCTCCGGTCGTTGAGGAGACTCCCGAGGAGAAGGAGCAGAAGCGTGTTGAGGAACTCTCAGCGATTGACCTTGACAAGGTCGAACCGCCGGCCGGAATCAGTCCGCGCAATCTCGTCAACTTCGATCGTCTTCGCGACGTCGCCAAGCTCCACAAGTCGAGGGTCGACGAGCTCGAACGCACGGTGCAGGAACTCAAGACGACCGCTCCCCAGTCTGTCCTCGCTGAGGAGGAAAAGAAGGAGCTTGAGGAACTGCGCAATTTCCGTAAGATCTTTGACACGGAGAATGATCCCGAGTTCAAGAGGCAGTTTGACGAGCGCGTGTCGTCCGTTGACGAGGATGTTCTCACCATTCTCAAGTCCAATGGACTCCCTGAGAAGGTTGAGCAGGATATTCGCGCCATCGGTCTCGGCAACGTGTCTCCCAAGTTCTGGGAGCAACAGATTCTGCCTCGCCTCTCCTTCGTGGAGCGCGAGCGCGTTCAGCGTCGTCTCGCCGAGCGCGCCGACATCTCTGATCAGCGCAAGCGTGAGATCGAGAAGTTCACCAGCCAGCGCGATCAGGTGCTCCAGGAGCGTGAGGAGAGGCAGTTCAAGCAGTTCGAGGAGGAGCGCGGCACCATCATGCGTCACGTCGAGGAACTCACCAAGGATGTTCCGTGGGCCCGCCGTGTTGAGATCCCTGAAAAGGCCACGAAGGAGGAGCGCGCCAAGATGGAGGCCCACAACAAGTCGGTCGAGGAGCTCGAGGTGCGCTTCAACGAGGCCCTCTTCCCTCCCACTCCGCAGGCGCGAGCCGAGATCGCCGCGGCCGCCATCGCGTCCATCCGTCTCGCCTCGTCTGTCAGGGACCTCAGCGGCCGTCTCGCCGCGGCCGACGCCAGAGCCAAGCAGCTCGAATCAGAACTCTCCAAGATCAAGTCGGCCGGACGTGTTCCGGGTGGTCAGCGCACGGCTCGTCGTCCGTCTGACTCTGTGGATCCCAACGAGACCATGAAGATGAGCAACGACGACGCGATCGAGCAGGGACTTCAGGCCGCCGAGTCCTCCCTGTAATAATCTCACAACAACCAGACCAATAAGACAACCACGAGAATGAAAAAACTGAAACTCGCCCCGCTTGGGGCCCGCAAGACCGTCCGCCGCGAACGAAGAGCCCCCGAACCCGTCCAGGAGCAGCTTGGGACGATTGAGGGATTTGAGAGCGATCACGATGATGATTCTTTGGAGCAGGGGGATGCCCAGGAACCATCAGAGGCACCCGAGCCATCGAAACCACCATCCGTCGCATCTCCGGAGCCCTCGCGTGACATGTCCCACGTCACCGACTGGACCGGACGCGACGTCTTCATCGGCTTTCCGTCCTACAAGCACACGAATCCCGCGACGGCCTGGTGTCTCCTCGCCACTGCCCTGAGTCTCGGCCGCGAGAAGGTGCGCTTCGATCTCGAGCTCGGTGACGCGATGATCTATCATGCCCGCAACAACCTGGTTCGCAAGTTCCTTGAGACTCCCGCCAAGTGGCTGGTGTTCGTGGATGACGACATGCTGTTTCCCATTGGCATTCCCGGGTTTCTCCGTCAGATGGGACGTCTTCCCGTTTCGTATCCCGAGGCACCACTCGCCCTCAACGCGATCACGCGCCTCGTCAACCACGGAAAGCCGCTCGTCGGGGCCACCTACTTCTCGCGTCATCCGCAGGGAGTCGCGGTCAATTCACTCCGCAACAGTCCCGGCTATCTCGATGCCGTCGCCGTGTTCTCAGACAAGGTGATGCCCTGCGACTGGGTGGGAACGGGTCTCATGTGCATCCATCGCTCGGTGTTCACCAGCATGATGGAGAAATTGCCAGAACTCGCTCCGGCCAACGATCAGATGCCTTGGAACTTCTTCGCCCCGGGTGCCGATGGTTCTGGCGAGGACGTCGCGTTCTGTCGTCGCGCCCTCTCGATCGGGATTCAGCCCCACGTCGACACCATGCTCCATGCCCTCCACGTTGGCAATGGAGTCTACGGCGTCCACACCGCCCGCAACTGATCATGACGACTGACCCCGCGCAGCCGATCTCGACCCCTCCCTTCAACGGGGAGGTGGTCGCGGACGTCTTCATTGTCACATATCTCCACGACCTCGAGTGGGTCCAGTGGGCGATCGCACACGTCCACAAGAATCTCAAGGGATTCCGAAAGATCGTGGCCGTCGCGCCCGTTCAGGATCAGCATCTATTCGAGCGGATTCCTGGCGTCGTGTGGCACTTCATTGAGGACTGGCCCGGGCGTGGATACTTCTGGCAACAGTGGGTGAAGATCCAGGCGTGGAAGTACACGGACGCCGAGGTCATTGTTCATGTCGACTCCGACACGATGATCGAGGAGCCTCGGCACGTCAACGAGTTCTTTGACGGCGACGGTCTTCCCTACTGGGTCATGGAACCCTATGAGGTGCTTGGTGATTCCGTTCCATGGAAGTCTATTGTTGAACGAGCTGTGAAGGAGTCCTCTGAGTACGAGTTCATGCGCCGATTTCCGTTTGTCATCTGGCGCTCCACGCATGAGCTCGTTGAGGAGACGCTTGTCAGGCGAAACGGCGTCTCACTCGAGCATCTGATTCGCGATGCCAATGGCTTCTCCGAGTTCAACGTCATGGGTCATCTGGCTCACAGCCTTCAGCGCGGGCGCTATGCCTGGGTCCTTCCGCACAGGCTGCCCATCCATGCAAGCGGAATCAATCAGCGCTGGTCCCACACGCCATTCGATCAGGTCGAGCCGCAGCTGATCGCCTCGTTCGGTGACGTCATTCCCATGCTGACCGACTTCGGGGTCTGGGTGATTCCGGGCGACACGCACCTCTCCAAGTGGATTCGTGAGCATCGGCGCCTCGACTTCGACATCGCCTTTCTCGAGCGCATCTGTGAGAACATCCACGGCGGAGACGTCGTCGTTGACGTGGGCGCCTTTGTGGGCGATCACACCCTCGCCTACGCGAACATGACGTCTGGATCCCCAGGTGCCGTCTACGCATTCGAGCCGAATCCCGTCGTGTTCAGGTGCCTCGTTCGCAACATGGAACGCTTCTCCCACGTCCAGTGCATTGAGGCGGGACTGTCCAACCGATCCAGCGTCGCGAGCGTGTCACACGATCCAAATTTTGGCGGTGTGCATCTCGTCGAGGGAGATGGTGACGTCAAGACCATGACGTTGGATTCCATGAGCCTTCCCAGGCTCAATCTCATGAAGATTGACGCCGAGGGGATGGAGGTGAAGATTCTTCGCGGAGCTCGGGAGACGTTGCGTCGTTGCCGACCAACTCTCGTCATCGAGGTGAACGAGGGGGCGCTCCTTCGACAGGGAACGTCTTCGTCGGAGCTCCGCGAACTCATTCAGTCGCTCAACTATGAGATCGTCGGCGACATGCTCGGTCTCCAGTACGACATCTTCTGTCACCCAAAGAAACCATGAAAACAACCACGAAGAAATCAAAGAAGATGCTGGTCGCCCTCCAGATGTGGGAGGGAGACGCGGCGGAGGTCACGGCCCTCGCTCGCCTGCTGACCGACATCCAGAACGGAGAATTCAATCCCCATGCAGATCTACTCCTTGTCTATCGCCGCGACTGTCCTCCTCGGCCTGAGTTGGCCTCGTACTGCCGATCCGGGTTCGAGAACGTCTACGAGCACACCACCCGCCCTCGTGAGGTCGGCTATCCGGCGGGGCCGAATGGAATGTGGTGCGACGTCATGGAATACTCGCTCACGCAGCACAAGCTGGGCAAGTGGAACTACGACTGTATCTTTACCACTGAGGGCGACGCGATCCCACTCCGTCGTGACTGGGCGGAGGTGTTGATCTCCGACTGGCGCGACGCAGGGTCGGCAGTGGTCGGACGGTGGATGAACAGCGGCGAGCACGCCTGCGGGCACATCAACGGCAACGCCATGTTTCACCCGAGACTCTCCGAGATGATCCCCATCTCATCCTGTTCGGCCCGACGAGCATGGGACACGAGCTTTGCACTTCTGTTTCATCGTCTCGGCTGGACGCCGATCGAGAACATCATCAACAAGTACTCGTGTCCCACTCTGGCTCGTCATGAGGTCCAAGAATTGGCCAACACCGGTGCGGCGTGGCTTCATGGGGTGAAAGACGGGTCGGCCCGCAAGTGGGCGCGGAGCGAACTGGTGGTCAGGGACTAGTTCAGTCGCGCGTCGGGTCCGTAGAGCTCGAGTGCCTTCTCGTTGTAGGCGAGTGCGGCCTCGGTCTCGTCATCGAAGCTTCCGAGGTAGACCACCTTCTTTCGGTCTTCAGGATGACCGATGGAGGACTGCCACTTCTGCTTGTTCTTGTTCCAGTGAACTCCGATGAATTCGCTCACGCGTTCTGCGGGATGGCGCGCGTGCCTCTTGATTCCCTGTTGGCTGCCGAAGATTCTGGTTTTCATTGATTAGAAAACTCAATTGCTAGTTGCCTGCAGAATGAACTGGATTCCCAGTCTTTCAAGCACGAATTTCACGGCGACGCTAAAGCAAGATTCGACTTTGTTAAATTTCTCAATGAAGCAACCATCTGTAATGCATGGAAGTGCATCAGTGAAAGTTCCCGCGCTTATGATTCCATTCGTAGATACCATGATGTAGACGCCTCGCGTTTCGTCTTGATCACTTGGCACGAATGCCAGCAGCTCTTGCCCATAAGTACCATTCTTAATGGGATCGATACTCCATTTTCCCTTGCGCGACTTCATGTAATTTGACCAGTTTTCGTAGTCTGTGGTTGTGTTGCTCATGACAATTGAGATTCTGCCATTTTCTTCGCGGAAGTAAACATTTTTCTTCAAGTATTTTTTTGTGTCATCTCTCTCCATCCCGCCGTATTGAGGACTCAACAATTCGATTGGCCCGCGCAAGGGCTCCCCGATCACGAGGGTCAGAGTGGTGAAGAGGACGATAACCTGGCCCCTCGTCCGAGGGCACTTCAGCGAAATCCAACCCGCGCCATCAGGCGCAAAACTTCACCCGCCGAGCAATTCGGCACAAAACTCTAATCTTATGGCCAACGAATGCATCGATCTTTCGGCAGTTCAGAACTTCGCCGCGAAAGACACCAACCGGATTGTGGGACAGATCGCCAAGGTCCTCGCCCGCAAATCCCCGTACATCAACGTCCTCAAGGGCGGAACCCTGCCCAACGTCTCCGACGTGGTCCGTTCCGTCGTTCAGGAACGCGCCGTCCTGGCGTCCAGCCTCGCCGCCCCCGAATTCACCAACGACACCGAGCTCTGCGGAGTGGGTGCCGACGCGGATGAGGTCGGTTCGACCGAGTATCAATACCAGCTGCAGTCCCTGCGCGGTCGTGGTCCCCGTGTCTGTATCAAGACGTCGCGCACCGCGTTCAAGGGCGCCTATCTCCAGGCGCAGATGTCCCTGGAAAAGGGCATCCTGCAGCTGATGAACGCCGACATCCGCAACACGCTCCTGCGTCGTTCCGGTGTCAAGTTCATGGCCCAGTCCGGCGCGTCCTTCGACAGTCTGATCAGTGGCGACAGCCAGAACATCGACACTCCCTTCGTCGACGGTCTGCCCACCTCGCCGATGAACTTCCGTTCGCTCTATCGGCTCGGAACGTTCCTGCGCGAAGACATGCTCGCCGAGCCCTTTGGCACGGAGAACGGTGACTTCTTCATGGTCATGGCCGGAATCGACCAGATCGAGGTCTTCCGCAATGACGCCGACGTCAAGGAGGATCTCATCGCCCTCACGACCGGATCCTTCCAGCTCGGCAAGGAGTCGATCGCGGGATACCGCTTCCAGGGCTATCGCGGCTTCGCCTTCGGCGTGGACAGCCAGCCCCTGCGCTTCAACACCATCGACGACGATGGGTTCCCCGTGCTCATCGAGCCCGAGACCGGAACCAACGTCACGAATGGTCGTGGTGCGCGGCGCAATCAGGCGTGGGTCGATGCCCTCTACGAGATCGGTTTCCTCGTGGCCGGCGACTCCTTCGAGCGTCACGTCCCCGAGCGCTATGTCGGCGAGGGAACCTTCAAGTTCGCCCCGCAGCTCGCCATGGGTGAGCTCGAGTGGGTCGCCCAACGCGACAACGACTGCAACCTGTTCCTGGACTACGGGCAACACATCTACCAGATCAGCCGTGCATACCGCCCGGTTCGTCCGCAGAACGTGATTCCGTTCGCCTACAAGCGTTGCACCTTCGACACCGGCCTTGAGGCCTGCCTCTCCAGCTCCACCGGGCTGTGATCAACCTTCCTGTGAATGCCGCGGGGTCTTGACTTCTCGTGGTTGAGGGCTCATGACAGGGACCCCGCGGCTTCCAGGAAACAACATCTACAAAGACGATGGACATTCCTCCGATCTTGTCAGACGCGGTCTTCCGCAGACTCCTTCTCGAGACCATCTCTGGAGGAACTCCCGGATCTCCATCCTCCTCTGTCGCGTCCATTCAGGGCGTGACTGGAGGTTTTCCGGTCGCCGTGACCGTCAAGTCATTTCGCGCGACCGCCTCTTTCACGCGACCAGGTGATACGAACGCCTATTCGCAGTACGACGCCATCTCCAATAGCACGTCCGCCCCGGCCATCATGACCCTGGCCATCTCCGGCGCGGCGGCTGGCGACTTTGTGGACATCCGCAATGTGCGGGTCAACACATCGTCCAAGCCCACGGGCACCAAGCTCACGGCAAATGTGTTTTTGGCCAAGCAGACGTTCACGGCCACCAACGACAACGCGGAACTCTCTGTCGATGACACGGCCGCGGCCGGAGGTGCGTGGGTGTCCCTAGCCAATCAATACCAGACCGCCCTGAACTTCCGGGTGTCTTCAGACCCCGTGCAGATGCTGGTGCAGCTTGAGGCCGCCAGCCTCTATGCCGCGCTCCAGGCCAACAATGCCTGGGCTCCTGGCAACGCCGATGTGATCACCCTGACCGTTGAGGGATTCCTCTACAAGGTGTAACCAAAATGCTCCCGTTCCTTGATCCAGTTCGTGCCACGTTCCGGCCGGATAAACTCCCCGGCCTGGCCGCGTGGTATTCGGCGGATTTCGGGGTGCTCAATAGCGTGGGTCCGGATGTGCCTGCCACCGAAGGCCAAACGGTGCGGCGGTGGTTGGATCGCTCGGGGAACGGGCTTCACATGGAGCAAGCCACTTTGGCGAGCCAGTTGACTTTTACTTCCGGTTACTTGTCGATGATCGCAGTAAGTCAGTCGATGGCGACTGCGAATGTGCAATTTTTGCACCCGTTCACGGTTTTTTGCGTGTTTCGTTCAACGGCTGCCGGAACCTCGGCAAACTACGCCGTGCACCAGGCACCGGCGGTAGGAGCGGGGCAGTGGGGAATAAACGGCGCAAGCTCCAGCAATATCCGGTCCTTCTTCCAGGTTCGCAGTAGCAGCTTGGATATAACTCAATTTGACGGGATTGACCTGAATGTTTGGCAGAACGCGGTCGTGGGATCGAATGCCGACGACACAGTGTTTTTCGAGTCTCTGGGACAGGCCGCAACTCCATCCAGCACAGGAACCGGGATTGCGACAATGCCCACCTTGCCGCTCACTATCGGGCGAGGACTCGCCAACAATGTGCTGATAGATGTCGCTGAAATTGGTGTCGTCAATAGGACTCTGACCGAATCGGAGAAATCGAAGCTGCGCACGTATCTGCGGCGCAAATACGGGCACCCTGGATTTTGATATGACGATGCGTTATTTTAGAACCACCCCCTCCGCCTACGCGCAGTTGCAGCCCGCGATTGATGACGCTTTCCGGGCTGACTACATCGACACGGGACGCTGTGAACACATCCTGCCGCCGGACCTCGCGCCGCTCTCAGATGGTAAATGCTACCTCGCCTTGCCCGAATGGATGACCGACGCACCGGGGGCTGAGGCGTTTCTTGCCAATCCCGCCGTTGAGGAAATCACCGAAGAGCAATTCCAAGCCGCGCAACCGCAGGAGGAGGACATTGAACCATGAGCGACGAAGATTCCCAGAAGGGCACCTCCCTGCCGATTCGACTCGATGGATCTCGTGTCCATGAGAAGCTTGATTTTATTCTGTCTGAGCTTCGTAATACCACAGAGGCTCTCGTCGGTCTCACTGCGCGGTTGTCCAGCACCTTCGTCATTCTCATCGCCATCATCGCGATGGGCATTTCTTCCTGGCTCCTCATTCTGAGCAAGATCAGCGCGGAACAGTGGCTGATCGTCTTCATGTCGTGTCTCGCTCAATATCTTGGCGAGGGAGTCGGAAAGATCGTGGAGAAGCTCATTCCGTGGTCGAAGAAGCCCTCGGTTGAGATTGCCAAGGCTTCCACAAAGATGATCTTGATTCTCGGTCTGTCTCTGTGTTTCTTCGACGTCAGTCGCTCGCTGTCTTTTGCGATTCTTTTTCTTGCCCTTGGTCGCTATCCTATCGGATCATGAAGACCATCCTCGCCACCCTGCTCCTCGTCACCGCCGCCATGTGTCTCACCTCATGCGAGACGCTCAATCAATCTGAGCGCACGTATTCCGTGAGCTACGACGCCGACCAGAAGAGCGGCGCGATCTCCATCACCCTCAGGCCCGCGCAACCTCCGGTCAATCATGCCGCGCCCTCTCCCATCTGGGCGATGGATGACGCCACGATCGATCGCATTGTGCGTCTTGTCGAGACTAGCGCCAAGAAGAACGCGCCTGATCTCGCTCTTCCGGTCCAGGAGATTCCTGCCATTGTCGGCAAGTGACGCATGATCCAGCGACTCACTCCGTTTGTCTACACTGAGGGTGAAAAGTATCGCTTTCGTCTTGAGGAGCGAATGCGAGTTCGCCTGTCCGGTCGTTGGTGGCTCGGGAGTCATCGGTTCGCCGACGACAACGGGCGCGTCTGGATGAGCACGGACGGCAGGGAAATCACCGTGGAGCCGGGGTACGCGTGGGACGGGTCCAGCCCGAAATTCCGCATCCTTGGCCGGTGGGTCGGAACTCCAGATTACGAGGGCACCCGGCTTGCCAGCATGATCCATGACACGCTTTATCAATTCCTGCACGCGCCATGCTTCCCGCTCAAACGGTCCGACTGTGACCGTGTGTTTGGCGAGATCATGAAGTCCGAGCGGTTTCCCCTGTGGTGGGTCTATTCGGGCGCCGTGCTGACCTTCGGCGGAATTCATCATGGGGCCGGAACCCTGTTTGGCGGGCGCCGTCCCGGAAAATGCCTGATAAAGATATGAGCACCGTCGGAGAAAAAATCGTCAGCGTGGCAGAACGCTTTGAGTCGCTTGTTGAGATTAGAAGCAACGCGGTCTTTGATGATCCCAAGACTCCGGGACCAGATCGTCGTGCCGCTGAATTTGTTGAGATGATCAAGCGCGCTGGGCACCGGGACGGGTGGGCATACTGCATGTCGATGTGTGAGGGAGTATGGCACGTCTCCTATGAGGAACTCGGGGCCTCCAGAGATACTCTCTCCAAGATTGCGATGCTCCTCAATCCTCACGTCATGTCGAGCTTCAGCGCCTGTATGGCGGCGGGACTGATCTCGAAGATCCCGGCACTCGGTGCCGTTGGTTTCATGCAGAAGGGATCCTCCTCGAGTGGCCACGCATTCATTGTGACGGATCCTGGACAGGACTGGATTCGTACCATCGAGGGCAACACCTCCCCGACCGATCCCAATGAGCGTGACGCCGGCATTGGAACCGGCGGCGTGTGGAGAAAGCGGCGTCTCATGAGTCTCGCCAGAAAAAAGAGCGGACTGTGGATCCGAGGGTTCATGCATCCGTTCCCACTCTGAGCATTCTTTGGTTTACGTCCATCCGCGTTGGGTGAATTATCGTCTCATGTCCTGCGGATGCGAACAACCTGACCCGAACCCATGCGATCCGGCGATCACCTCGCCCGAGTCGGTGTCTTCGCAGCTGACGAATCTCACCTCGCAGCTCTTTGGATCAGTCACCAAGACGATCGTCAACGGTCGCTTCGTTTGGAGTCAGCCCTGCGCGGCGAGCCTTCCATTCGACATCTACGGGGTCACTCCCGACGTCGGCGAGGGAATGCTCTGCTACATCATCCGGGCCCTCAAGGCGATTCCTGGAGTGGCGACTCTCGATGTCCTCGTATTTGCCAACGACGCAGAGCGAGCCGCAACGGCTCCCAAGTACATTGGGCAACCAGGCATTCAAGAGGACACAAAGAACATCTACATCGCGGGTGGAACGACCGCTGGAGACTGGAATCCCTTCAACCTCGCGCTCGCCAATATCCCGGCCGCCCTCTTCACGGCCGATGTGTCCGGACGAGCCAAGTTCGCCAACGGATTCATCACTGCCGCCCTGATCGCCGCCGGAACCATAACGGTCACGGAGATCGCGAACGGAACCTTCACGGCCGACGTCACGGGACGCGGCAAGTTTGCCAATGGGTTCGTCAATGCCGCTCTCCTCGCGACTGATTCGGTCGAGACCCTAAAAATTGTTGATCTCGCCGTCACCGCCGCAAAGCTCGCCACGATCCTGGATCTGTCCGGCAAGACTCTGACCATGCCCCCGAATCACTGGCGTGACATTGCCCCGGCCGGGAGCGTGCTACAGGTTAAATACGCTGAATATACCACAAGCGCAGCTTTAACCGACTTTATTCCGATTGACGACAGCATTCCCTTGATTGGAGAGGGGAATCAAGTCCTCTCGCAAACCATCACGCCGAGTTCCTCGTCAAACAAAATCCTAGCCTCATTCAACGCTTTTTGTTCCGCAGGAACTGACCGTGTGACAGCCTGTATATTTAGAGGCTCCACAAACATTCAGACAACCGTTTCAACTCTAATCGGGTCGAACCAAACTTGCCCGATTCCGTGCGATGTCATGGATTCCCCGGCTACTACATCGGAATTAACTTATACCGTGAGAGTTGGCGCGACCGCATCAAGCACATATTTGAACGGCGTCCCCGCTGGCAGAAACTACGGAGGAAGCGCGCGGGCAACCTTCACCCTCATGGAGATCAAGGGATGAAGACAATCCTCGCCGCACAATTTGCCAACGCCTCGCAGACCGCCGTCGTGCTCACCACACAGGAGGCGGGGGCGGTCCTAATTGAGATTGGACCCGAGCAGGACGTCTCTGGAGGATGGCGAGCCGCATGGGAAGCGTGGGAAGGCGAGACAGCCGCGTACGTCGAGCCGGAGCCGCCCGCGCCCACAGTCGAAGAACATTTTGCCGCATCGGGGTATTCGCTTCTCGCCTTGCTGAATCTACTGGACCTTTCGACCCGGCTCCCTGAGTTGCCTGAAAGGGCTTCCGCCGTTCGCGCATGGGTCACTGACCAGCAGACCAAGTTTGCTCTTGGTCAGTCTCTCGATCCCGCTCCCCACACCTACGTGGAGGTTCTCGCTGAACTCGCCCCGCTTCTCAATCAATAAAGCACCATGAAAAATAAAATCGATCTCGGCGTGATGCGCCCCGACTATGCCTCCATTGAGCCCGCCGTCGCCTCATCGGACAAGGATCTTCCTGAAAAGAAGGTCTATCCCTCCATCTACATCTCGGACCTCGAGGACGAGCTTGACATTCCCGACTCCGGCGAGGCGGTCATTCGCTACAAGGTCATCGAGAAGCGCGAGACCGAACGCGACGGCAAGAAGACCTGCTCATATGACATTGAGATCCACGAGATGTCACCCACCTCGAAATCCTCTTCGTCCTCCAAGGACAGTGACAGCGACGATGAGATCGAACGCGGTCTCTCTAAGGCCGAATCCGAAAAAGAGGACTGATCCTCGCAACACCACAAGAATATGACACCAGGAAACGCAATGGGAGCCATTCCTCCCGCGGGAGAGGCTCTCCCCGAAGAAATGGAGATGGTGGCCCTCGAGATTCCTCGTCCGATCTTTGATCAGGCGAAGGAGTTCATCCGCTCGTTTGGTCAGGCCCTCGAGGCCGCCGACGCCGGAATCAAGGCCAACAAGAAGGGAATGGACGCCCAGATGCGCATGGCCGAGTCTGCCTCCGGCCTCGAGGGTTTTGGCGAGGAGCTGTCCGCCATGTCCAACGGCGGGATCGGACTCCCACCGCTCGGCTGATCATTCGCCATGTTCGTCTCAGAGATCATTGATGAGGTGATTGAGGTCCTCGGACGGTGCGACCGGACGAAGGCCCTCTCTCGTCTCACGGACGCGATCCAGTCTCTTCAGGACGAGGGAGACTGGAACGCCAACATCGGGTATGCCGACATTCGCGCGTGCCTGGTGGGAACGGCCGGAAAGACGATCTCGCTTCCCAATGACATCGAGACCCCGCTCGCCGTCGCGGTCAATTGCCGTCCGGTCTTCATGCGCGACGAGTTCTATCAGTTCCATCTCAACGGCGACGGCGTGGAGAAGAATGGCGTTCCGTGGGCGTGGGACGATCGCGGATTCTTTCCGACCTTCATGGACATCATCTGTCCGGCAGAGCTCGTGGCGGTCGCGAGACTGAATTCTGACGCCGGCGCCCTCATTCGAGTCCTTGGAACCGGATCTGACGGCAACATTCTGCGCACTCAGCTCGAAGACGGCACCTGGATTGACGGGCTGACCGTCGCCGCCAACATTCTGAGCGACTTTCCGGGTCAGGTCATCGCTCCTCCTGGCGGTCGCGTGTTTCGTCGCATCTTCACGACGTCGCCCGTCACGACCATGTCGAGTCTAACCCCGCACGGTCTTGTGACCGGGGCATTGATGCGTCTCGACTTTGACACCGGGGCGAGCGCGAGTCCGATCATCAACTCTGCCCTCTACTATATTCGAGTCGTCAATGATGTCACGATCGAGTTGCATCTCTCGCGCCTGGATGCGCGGACGGGTCAGTCGCCCGTGGTCGTAACGAGCCTCGGAACGTCCTATGGGTTCTCGCTATCCGATCGCCGT